GCACGACCGCATCTCAGTCGTCGGGCTCGTCGAGCGACCCGTCGCAGCACGTCGTGGCGTAGGCCAGCACCGCCTCTGCGAAGGGCAGGCTGTGGTCGGGTCCGCTGATCACCATGGGCGTGTCGTCAGGCACGTTGGCGATGGCGCGGCGCAGATCTCCGACGGTGGTCATCGCTCACTGCCCTTCGCGGACTCGGCTGCGATCCACGCCGCGAGCGCCTCCACCAACGCATCGGTGCGGGTGAACGACGGGGCAACCTCCATGCGTCCGCGCACCGCAGCGTCGACCTTCGCGAGCAACGCAGCGGGCACGCGGGCGGTGAACTCCGCGCGGTCGGGGATCTTGGGGCGGGCCATCCGGGGTGTTTTCGCACGTCGGCGGCGGACCTTGGGGGGCGATGAACCAGTCATGGCTCCGATTGATACCACAAAGGTTGCCCGTTGATACCAGATTGGTGTACGTATCTCGCCAGTAGCCCCACGACGGGGCGGCGGAGGTGAGCGATGGCGCGATACGTGGTGGACAGGGACGACCCGCAGGTGATCGAGGCGACGGGTATCAGCGCGGCTGTGGAGCAGTACGTCGACGCGCACGCGGACGACGGGTGGAGCGACCACTTCGACGTGTGGGCGCGGGCTGAGGATGACGACCAGTGGACCGTCTTCCTGGTGACCACGCGGACGGAGCTCGTCGTCGCCGTCGGGCGCGGCAGGCGCGGCCCGATGGTCGAGAGCGACGACAGCGAGGCAGCGCAGTGACCGCCCCCGAGACGTGGCGGGTGGTGCTGGAGTCGGGCGAGGTGAGGGAGGTGTCCCTCGCGCGGAGTCACATGGTCGGAGCGCCGTGGGTGCCGAACGGCGATGGGCTCTGCGGCGCTGCCGACCCGCGCATTGCGGTCGCGGCCTACGCCGGGGCGAGGGCGCTGCCCGCACGGGAGATCCTCGCGCCGGGGGAGGCGACGCGTGCGGAGGCGGCGGAGCGTGCCCGCCGTGACGGTGTGCTCCACGGGCTCACGATCGCTCACGATCACGCGGTGGCGTTGATCGACGGCAGCACGGGGCTGCCCATAATCGACTGGACGGACGTCACCGTCGCGACGGGTGACGCGCTCGCGAGGCCCGCGTGACCGCCCCCGACGACGCCCTCGCGGCGATCGACGTGGCGGCGATCGGCGACCTCATGGGCGCGGACGAAGCGCGCAGCCTGCTCGCCGCGATGACCCCCGGCACCCTGGAGGTGGCGGAGATCCGCGACGGTCGCCTGATCGACGCGGCGCCGCAGGAACTCGCCGTGGTCATCCACGACGACGCGCGGGCGCACCAGAAGCCCGATGGGACGTGGCACAGCGTCGTGGTCTGCCGCGGGATGGACGGCCCGACGCGCGATGCCAACGCGGCGGCGTTCGTTGCGGTGAAGCGGGCGCTCGCGACGGTCGCAGCCCTCGCCGCGCAGCCGCTCCCCGCGCTCGACGTGGCGGCGATCGAGGCGCCCGATGCTCGCGACAACCTGCGACGGGTGCGCGCGATGTACGACGCCGCGCCGCCGGAGGGCTGCGACGACGGCGACCGCACGCCCGCGCTGGAGCGCGTCGTGGCGTCGCTTGCGGGCGGCTACAGCACCAGCGACCTTGATGCGCGCGACGTGCGGTGTCTCATGGTCGCCTTCGACGATGCAGAGCAGATCATCGACGCGCTCCAGGGGCAGGCCGCCCTACTACGCGGCGAGGTGAACGAGCTGCGGGCGAAGGTCGCGGACCTGACGGGCGACTACGAGGCGGGCTGCGACCAGACGCGGCGGCTTGGCGATGAGCTCCGCGCCCTCGCCGTGCAGCACGCCGCCGACGTGGCGGCTGCGGTGGCGGCGGAGCGGGAGCGTGCCCGTGCCCTGTGTCGCGACGAGATGGCGCTGTGGGCCAGCGCGTTCGACGCTGGGAGCGATACCGCCATCGCGCACTACGAGACGGCGGTCGACCTCGCTGGAGCCATCGGCGCGGGGACTCTTCCCATCGCAGCCATCGCCGCGCCCACGGGAGGCGAGTGATGGACCGCCGCCTGTTGGTCGCCCTCGGCGCTCTCCCTCCGACCGCGGAGGACTTCGCCCGCGTCATCTACCCGTCGATGAAGGCGCTCCTCGGACCGCAGTTCGCGGCCATCGGCGCGACGATGCCCGCGACCTTCGATGAGAACACCCCCGAGGTGCGGGCTCAGTTCGTCGAGATGGTCGCCAAGGCGATGGCCAGCGTGACGGGAGGTGGCGAGTGATCCCCCTCGACGCCGGATGCACCGGCTCCTCCGCGCGGTGGTGCCCCGTGTGCGGCGACTGCGCGTGCGGCCCCCGCTACGAGGGTGCCGGTGCGGACGGAGAGCGGACGCTCGACGACGATGGGTGCCCGTTGCACGGCGCGTCGTCGCAGCACGCGCGAGAGCCCGCCCGCGCTGTGATCCCCCTCGACCGCGTGCGGGAGCTACTCTCCCTCGCCCCCGGCCCTCACGGCGGGACGCTCATGGACACGTCGATGGTGCACGACCTCGCCCGCGACGTCCTCTCCCTCGCCGACGCGCTGGCGACGGCGGAGCGGGAGCGAGACGAGGCGCGGGAGATCGCCGTCGCTCTCGGCGAGGTGACCGAGCGGCAGGGCCGGATGCTTGCGCGTGCGCCCACCTTCGAGGATGCGATGGCCCTGTGCATCGAGGCGATCGTGTCGACCGCAGCCGACGCGCCCAACTGCGCCGAGTGGCGCGGGACGATGGGCGGGCGGGAGTTCGTGCTGTCCCTCCAATGGGCGGACGGCAAGAGCCCGCACGCGCTGCTGTCGGAGGCGCGGGCAGAGCGCGACACCGCCCGCAGCGCCCTCGACGGGCTGCGGGCGGCGGTGCGGGCGGAGCGGGAGTGCGAGACGGCACGGTCCGCCGCGGCCGTCCCGGTGGCCCCGCCCGACCTGTTCGACGCGCTCATGGTCTTCGTCGCAGGGGCGCCGCAGTCGCCCGCCCTCGCCGCATCGCAGGCCGCGTGTGAGGCGCACGCATCCGCCAAGGCCGCGACCGACGCCCTCCTGCGCGGCGCCCCCGGCGGCTACGTCGAGGCGCGGGTGGTGCGGGAGTACCTCACGAAACTCGACGCGCTCCCCGGTCCCCTCGCGTCGATCGACGCGGGCGCGCTGCTCTCGGCCTACGAGCAAGAGCGAGTCACTCGCACCGCGCTCGACGTCGCCATCGCGGCTGCGGAGGGGCGATGAGCGACGACCTCGCCCCGCCGCGCGTGCTCGCGGCAGAGCTGCGTCGCGCCGTCGGGCTCCTCGACGAACTCCGCGACGAACTCACCACCGCGCAGTCGCACCTCACGCACGCGCTCGACGACGCGGCGACCCATCGCACCCGCGCCGAGGCCGCCGAGGCGGAGGTCGCGCGGCTGCGGGCTGAGGCCGCTGTGCTCATTGCGGAGCGCGACGATGCGCGACTGACGTCGCGGTGCAACCACGGCAACTGGCGTGGGGCCCTCGCGGAGCTCGACGCGCAGCGGGCGACGATCGAGGGACGCACGGTGGCGCCGACGGACGCGGAGATCGCGGCGCACGCTGCGGCGGGCGGACTGTGGCGGACGAACTGGAACGACCGCATCGATGCGCGGCTCGCGCACGGGCTGCGCCAAGACGACGTCTCCAGCTACGTCGTCGGCGGACGGCAGCCATCGCGATGGTGGGCGCTCGACGCCAGCGGTCGCCCCTGCGTCTGGCCCACACCCGCGCTCGACGCGGCGGGGGAGGGGCGGTGAGCGCCTCGACGGGCACGCGGACGATCGCTCTGAGCGCGTCCACCGTCGCCGCGCTCGCGCTCTACGGCGCCGTCCCCACGGCCGCGGAGGTGCGTGCTGCGCTAGCTCGACGCCTCGCCGCGACCACCTGCGCCCCGGCGCGGGGGAGGTGCGGGCGGTGAGCGTCGACAGCATGATCGCGCGCCGTCCACCCGACGACGGCCAGGAGTGGGACGCGCAGTGCGCCCGGTGCGGGTCGAGCGTCGTGCACCTTGGCTGCCCGACGTGCAGCGGCGATGGCTTCGTCTTTGACGACGACCCCGACTGGAGCCAGCCCGGTGGCGACCGCTGCCACGACTGCGGCGGCGAGGGCGGCTGGCAGGAGTGCGGTTCCGGCGTCGAGTGGTGCAAGGCGCACCCGATGGTGAGCCGCGAGGGCATCGACCCCGGCGCCATCGAGTGGTTTGTGACGTCGAGGCACACGTGAGATCCCCGCTCCCCGACGCCATCGACGCGGCGATGCAGTGGATGGCGGAGCGCGCGCCGTGAGCATCCTCCGCCGCATCACCCGGCCCATCATCGTCCTCGGCACCAGCGTCCTCGCGCCCGGCTGGCAGTGCCGGGAGTGCGCGGGCGAGTGGCTCGAAGGCGAGCGCCCGTCCCATGACCCCGACTGCGCGGCACGCGCGACCACGAAGGAGCCCCGATCATGAGCTATGACGACCACGACCGATGCCGCCGCTGCGGCGCCCTCGACGACGGCCACTCTCTCGCATCCTGCGACCAGCGGAACGCCACGAAGCGCGTCCCCACGCCGCCTGACATCCCCACGCCCGCGGATCTGCTCCGTGAGCCTGTGGTCGACTACACGAACCGCATCACGACGCGCGTCATGGAGGTGGTCGACGCGCTGCGATCCTCGCCTCGCAAGCCGGTCACGATCCGCGAGGATGTGCCGGTGATCCAGGCCATCGCCGACGCCATGCGCGCGGCGCAGTGGTCGGCGCACACGTTGCTCCATCGCGACGGCAAGACCGGGCGGGTGACGATCAGCGTCCCGAAGCCCGTCGACCCAGCGCTCTACCGCTGAGCCCTACCGCCCACCCCCCGACAGCCAGCCGCCTGTGCGCCACCGGTACAGCGTGTCGAGCCCCACGCGCAGCTCCCCGGCTGCGGCGACCACCGTTCCGCGGGCGAGGAGCGCGTGGGCGTCGCGGGTGAGGAGCGCCACCGCGAGCGAGAGCGCCTGCCAGGCGTCGGGGGTGACCCAGGCGGGCTGGCCGGCGGACGCGGCGTGGGAGAGGGCGGCGATGGAGCTGGCGAGGCTGGGGGTGGGGCGGGGCATCAGACGGCCTCGACGCCGCTGCGGTCGTAGCGGGCGCCGTCCTCGGTCGTCAGCACGTCGCCATTCCAGTCGCCCCACTGGCTGTCCGCGCCGAGGGCGATGGCGCCGCGGCCCGAGGGCCACTCGGTCATCTGGCCGCGCTGGCCGCCCGCGTATGTGATCCCCCAAGTGATGCAGCCGGGGACGAGCTCGCGCGCCTGATCGGCGGCAGGGCAGAGAGTGAGGGCATCGGCGAGATTGGCGGCGGTGATGGTGTGCATGGCGTGTGCTCCTGCGGGGCGTCCGTGCCCCTCAACGCCTCAAGCCCCGGCCCGTGAGGGTGCGGGGCGGTGGCGTGCGCCCGTGGGCGCTGCGGGGCGTGGGTCAGACCTCCTGCACGCGCCAGACGTCGAGACCACCGCAGAGGCGCGCGGCGCTCTCCGACGCGAACACGAACTCGGTGCCCGTCTCGTCGATCGCGACGTCGTACCCGGCGTCGCGGTGCATCGACGCGAGCGCCTCCAGTGGTGCCACGTCGCCCGCGGCGTCGCTGGTGTAGGTGCCGAAGTCAGCGCCCGTCGAGCGGTTGGTGATGCGGAAAGAGCGGGTCGTGGTGGTCGTCATGGTCGTCGTAGCTCCTGCGCCGGTAGCTCCCTCGCTCCCGGCTTCCAATACCTACGTCCGATATATCGGATGGTCAATACTTCCGTCAGGGTGCGCGGTCGATTTCGCGCGAACCCCTGCGGCCGCAGCGGTTTCGCGTGGCGGCCGTTGGCTTACGTGGACCTGTAAGCGGGGCTTACAGGATGCGACCGCAGGCTACCCGCTGCGGCGCGTCATCGGGCGACGCGCAGGCGGGGACCGGACACTGTCGTGACGTCGCCTGCTGCGGCCTTCACGAAAGGGCTTGCTGGCAAGCGAATGACGATGCCCGAAGAGGGGATTGAAAATCCCCGTGTCGGCGGTTCGACTCCGTCTCTGGGCACCGCGTTTCCCGCTCTTTTCCGCCGATCTCGCAATGCAGGGAGTGCGAGCGGTGCGGTCGGTTTCGCAGAATCCCGGACACTGTTGTGACACTCCCGGGACACTGCGGACCGCAGCTCCTCCGGCCCCAGCTTGGCGTACACCCGCTCCGCCATGCGCCCGTCCCGGTGGCCGAGCGCCGCGCCGACCGTCGAGGGGGAGCCGCCCTCCGACCGCAGCCAGTGGGCGAAGGTGCGCCGCAGGTCGTGCGGGGAGCACGGGTCGATCTGGGCGAGGTCGCACGCGCGGTGGAGGTCGCGGCGGACGTTGCCCCAGGGGCGGTGCATCCGCGCGCCGGCCGACCGGGCGTGCTCGAGCGCCCACGCGACCAGCTCCCGCTGCCACGCGAAGGACAGCGGGACCACCCGGTCGCGGGCCAAGCGCTTGGTGCCGCGGACCCGCACCGCCCACGCGACCAGGTCATGGTCCTCCGCCATCGCCCCCTGGACCGCAGCCCACTCGGCGCCCGTCGCGAGAATCCAGGCGACGATGGCGGCCCGGTCGACCGGCAGATGCGGCAGGAGCGCGCTCACCTCGTCGGGCGGTAGCCACCGGGTGCGGGGGACGTAGGCCGGGGAGAATCCGCGGGGGAAGACGCGGCCGACGTCGTGCGGCCAGAGCCCTCGACGGGCCGCGAGCGCGCAGGCCGATCGCAGGAGCACGAGCTCCTTGTGGATCGTCGAGTCGGAGGCGTCCTCTCCTCGACGGCGCGCGATGTACTTGTCGATGGACCGGCCGGTCACATCGGACATCCGCGCGTCGGTCCCGAAGACCCGCACCGGGTGACCGGCCTTCTTCACGTAGAACGCGACGGTCGCATGGCTCTTGCGGCCCGCCTTCGCTTCCTCGGCGCGCAGGTCAATCAGGGCGTCGAGGGCGTCTCGCAGCGTCGCTTCCGTCGCGGCTGCACGGGCCGGATCGGCGGACGATCGCTCCCACTCCCGGAGACGAGCGAGAGCCGCCGCCCGGTCGGTGCATTGGCTGCTTCGCTGGTGTCGTTGACCGCTGACGTCGTACCACTCGACTTGCCAATACGGCGACTTGCCGCGCTTGTAGACTCGACTCGACACGAGGCACCTCCGAAGGCGGTAAAGGCGTAGGACTCCCAGACGGCGACAGGGACGCGGAGCGTGCCGCGCGCACCATGGGCGCGTCCAGCGGCGCGGCGCAGATGGTCGTAGGCCGTGCGCTTCGGGAGTCCCAGGGAGGCCATCACGTCGGCCACGGACACCCATTGCGTGAGCGGGAGCACACGCGCCGGGAGCTGGCGGGCGGCGCTCACTCCCCCGCCTCCCGCGCCGCAGCCAGCGCAGCGCGTGCCCGTCGCAGCCGCTCCACCGCCGCGGCCTTGCGCTCGGGGCGACGGGTCGCGGCGGCGACGTGCGCTGCGGCGTCGACCTCGTGCTGTAGCTCCCGCACGACCGCAGCCCACGCGAGGCCCACCGCCTCGGCGCGGTCCATGGACGTCTCGTAGATCCACTCGACGCCGCAGCCGCAGACCGTGACACCGATGGACACGCCCCACTGGTCGCGGTCGACGTAGAGCCCATCCGCCGCCTCCCCTCGCGCGACGAGCACGCTGGTGACGGCGTCGCGCAGGGCGTCGAGGATGCGGGGGGTCACCACGGCGCCCCTCCGTACCCGCCCACGTCCGCCGCGAGCGTCGAGCCGCGCACCCAGAGCACCCGCAGCACCGCCGACGTGCGCCGCCAGCCCGCGCGCTCCGTGGCGACGTGGGCAGCGTGCAGCGGGTCGAGCGCGGCGAGGAGCGCGCGGAGTAGGAGGGTGGTCACGGCGTCACCGCCCCGCGCTCGATCGCCTCGGCGCACTCCAGCGCAGCGGCGGCGCGGGAGGCCACGTCGTCGATGCTGTAGTTCTCCGCCACCTCGCGGCACACCGCAGCGCACCGGGCGCGCTCGGCGGCGACGGCTGCATCGACCTCGCGCCGGTGCCTCTCAGCCTCGGCGGTCGCCGCGAATACGTCGTGCTGCGTCAGTCCTAGCGTCGTCATCGTCCGCCCTCCACCCGCGCGAACTCCACCCGCCACACCCACGGGTTCGCTCGCCACGCCCCGTCACCGCCGATGAGATCCCACAGCGTCTGGAACGCGCCCCGCGCCGACCCGCACGACCACGACTCCCCGGCGAGTCCCCAGCCGCCGTTGACGGGCTCGATGCCCTCGCGCCGCGCATCGTCCTCGGTGATGTCGTGCACTCGCTCGACGCCCACGCTCACCACATCGAGCGAGAGCCGCGAGGCCCACCGCGGCATATGGATGGACGGGCGCCACCGCTTCGGGTCCGACCAGTCGGAGGTGTCGATATGCAGCGGCTTCCCCGTGGCGTAGCTGATCGCGCTGTTGTCCGCGGCGTAGCGGATGTCCTCGGGCGGATCGTGCACGACGCCGCTCGTCCAGTAGTCGCCGGGGCACCACGTCTCCCGCACCCACAGGCGGTCCCCGGGGGCGCCGAGCGGGCAGCGCACCCATCCGAGCGGACCGCCCTTCGGGTGCTCCATCTGCGCGCCGAGGTCACCGCCGTCCTCTTCGCTCAGGCGGCACATCGTCAGCCACGGGCTCTGCGTCAGCAGAGTAGGCGTCAGCCATTGGCGCTGCCTACCTGCCATCGGCACGACGGGCCGCCGCGTGACGGTCTTCGCTCCACTGAGGATCGCGCGCACCATCGTGCCGTTGAACAGAATCGGCCTCTCCGTCGTCATCGTCCGCCCTCCATCGCCTTCCACTCCGCCTCCATCACAGCCCGCAGCTCCTCTGCCGCGCGTCCCGTCGCACTCTCGGGCATCGCCCGCGCCACCCTCTCCGCCGCGTCAGCGAGCCGCGACCACGGCGCCCTCGCCGCGTCCGTCCACACGAGCACCGCGCACCACACCAGCACCGCGAGCCCCTGGATGCCGTGCGGGCGCAGGTGGTCGCGCAGGGCGTGGAGCCACCGCAGTTCCCGTGCGTCGTCGAGCACGCACTCCCCGTAGGCCCGCGGCCCGTCGCGCCCGATGGCCGCGCGCATCGACGCCGTGGCGATCCGCACGCGGGCCGTGTCGTCGGGCGTCGAGCGGAGGCAGCGGTCCAGCGCCGCGAGCCACAGCACGCGCTCCACCGCAGCCCACGAGGGAGCGAGGCGCACGCCCTCGACGCGAGGGGACACCAGCGCGGGCCTCACAGCGCACCGCCCGGGGGATCGCACGCCACCCAGCGGCGGTGCCCTGCGACGATGGCGACGGCGTACCAGCGCCGCGTGCGCGGATCTTCGATGCGACGATCAGACGCCACGGGGCACCTCCGCGAGGTCCACTTGCAGCATCGCGGCGCGCAGCACTGAGGAGCGGCTGGCCTTCGTGTGGCCGCGGCGCTTGAGTTCGCGCACCGCCGCGTCGAGGCGGGCGATGTCGTCGTTGTAGAGCGAGATGCAGACCACCTTGTAGTGCGTCGGTTGGCTCTTGGCGCGAGGGGTCATCGCTCACCACCACTCGACGTGAGGGTCATCTCATGGAGCGCGATCACAGGGTCAACCTCGCGGAGCGCTCGCTCCGAGGCGATGGCCGCGATCATGTCGGGGCTCTCGACGCCGATCAGGTCCAGCATCCTCGCGAACGCCTCGGGGTGCACCGCGCGCAGCTTCGCAAACACCGCATCCTCCAACTGCTGACAGCGCTGCCTCGTGATGCCGAGCACTTCCCCGAGGGCTTCGAGGGTCACCCCGTCGAAGTCGTATGCGGTGCCCCCTTCGTCGGCCACGTCGAGCGCGCAGGTGTGCGGCATCGCGTCGAAGTCGGGGTCGCGGTCCGCCCCGGGAAAGTTGATCTTGATGTTGCCGTTGCCCTCGTTGACCTCCACCGCGAGGTGGTGACCGCACGACACGAAAGGGCACGGACGCTGCGCGTTGGCGCCGCCCGGGAGGCAGTCCGCGCGCGTCGCAGGGCGCTGGTAGTCGATGCCCGGTTGCTCCGGGTACTGCGCCGCCCGCCGCGCAGACTCGTGCTTGCTGTAGCGCCGCATCGACTCCGTGTGACCACGACGCGAGTGAGGCACCTTCACCACCGGGAGGTGCCGCCGCGTCTCCGGCTCCTCGCTCTCGACCGCCAGCGCCGGGGCGCCATCAGCGGCGCTCACTGCGACACCGTCCGTCGCAGCGTGCTCGCGATGCGCGCCCGCGTGGCGTCGATGTCCACCGTGCGCCGCGTCGGCACCGGGTCGTGGCCCGTCGCCTCGACGAACCCCCCGAGCACAGGGATGCGCCGCCAGTGCCACCACACGCCCCCGCGGCACACCACCTGCGAGAACGCGCCCTCCGCGTACTGCGCTCCGTCCGTCGCCATGCTGCCGTCCATCAGCGCACCTCGCGCGACGGGTAGAAGGGGACCGCAGTGACGCGCTCGACCACGACCTTGCCAGCGACCACGCGGGGCAGCGCGAGCGGGAGGGTGCGGTCGTCGATGATGGGTTGCTCGCCCTCGGCTTCCTCGTAGTCGTCCTCGTCGGCATCGTCGAGCTCGCCGTCGCGAACGATGAGCGACGCATCGCGGGGCGGTGTGCTCTTCGCTTCGGTGACGATCAGGTCAACGTCGTCGACGTCCTCATCCTCGCGGTCGGCGTGGTTCTCGAACTCCTCCGTATCCAGCTTGTTGATCTGCGCCGCGCTCTCCGCGAGCACGTAGATCGTCCCCGTCGCGCGCACGGTCTTGGTGACCGTGATCTCCACTTCGAACACCTTGAGTGCCATCGTCGTCTCCCTCTCCCGCTGCCGTTGCCCGAAGCGTCGTCCGCTCCCTCCGCGCCCCCGCGAGGGCGTCGAGCGAGCGGGCGAGGCCGATGCCCCGCCGTCGCTGGTCAGCCGTCGGTGCCTGTGCGTTGCGCCTCGGGCCACAGCGCTTCGGCGTGCAGCATCGACGCCCGCAGGAGGTCGAGCGCCTCCGGGAACTCGGGGTACTCCTCGCTCATCTTCGCGAACTGCCGCGCATGCGCCGCGTCGAAGCCCGCCCGGTCGGTGAGACGCTCTGCCGCCGCGCAGCGGTTGAAGGCGTGCGTGAGCTTCGGGAGCACCTTGTCGATCAACCGCACGAAGCGCGCCTCGGGCTCGCGCTGCTGCTCGTAGGTCGCAAGCATCCCGGCGATCCACGACCCGTCACCAAGTTCACCGACGAGGCGCGCTCTCGCGATGTCCTCGCGGTCGCGCTTCTCGGCCATGCCCGCGGGGGTGATGATGAGCGTCTGGGTGTCGCCCGCGTAGACCTCCGCGAGGTCGTGGACGAGAGCGAACGCGGCGACCTTCGTCCTGTCGAGGTGCGCCGGGGCGAGTTCGCACGCGACGAGGCCCAGCATGACCGTGTGATCGGTGTCCGTCTCGACGCGCGCCCCGTCCTCGTGGAGCGTGGCCCGCTCGACGCGGCCGAACGCGAGGGAGATGCGGGCGAGGGTCAGGGCGCGGTCGAGCGCGCTCACTGGCCCACCGCCGTCTTGAGCGAGGCGTTGGCGGCCACCTGCTCGCGGTGCGAGCGGGCGCGGACGCTGGTGCCGATCGGCACCACCTGCCGCGTGCGGTAGCCGTCGAGGCACTCCCGCGCACGGTCAGCGCCCGCCCCCTCGCGCGCCTCAATGGCGTCGAGCGTCGCTCCGCGGCGGGCGGCGAGCACACCCGCGGCGCGGAACGCCTCGACGCGCTTCGTGTGGGCGCCTGCCATCGCGAAGACTCCGACGCACGCGGCCAGGTGCGAGGCCCACGCCTCGGCACCGATGGCATCGTCGCGGAGGTAGCGCGCCTCCGTCTCCTCGGGGTCGAGCACCAGGCGGGGGCTCGCGCTCGCCTGCGCGCCGGCGCTCTGCGACGGGGCGACGCTGCCGCCGTCCGCCGACGCGGGCGCGCTGGCGGTGGGCGCATCGGTGCCGGTGGGCGTCGGTGGCTGCGGGGAGAGGGCGGCGCGGAAGGCGGGGCCGCGGGCCTGCGCCGAGAGCGCGGGGGAGTGGCGCTCGCCGAAGTAGCGGGCGCCCACGGTGACGCACGCCTTGCGGCCGTCCTCGCGCTCGATCTGGTCGACCGCGCCCGCGTGCTCCTGATAGGCCGCGACCACCGCGGCGGGCGTGTGCTGCTTCGCGAGCGCGTCGTGGATCGCTCGCAGCGTCGGGTGCAGCCGACCCGCGAGCACGCTGTGAAGTTCGGGGCTCGCGAGGCGGTAGCCCCGCTCGATCGCGTAGTCGCACGCGAGGCCCACTGCGGCGTCGGCGCGTTCGGTGTCCTCAGCGCGCAGCCCGAGGCCCGCGTACCACGCCGCGAGGCCGTCGAGGCTGGTGGCGTCGATCGCTGGGAACTCGTCATCCACGTCGTCACTAGCCTCGCCGTTGGCGATGGCGCGCTCCGCGTCGGCGATGCGCTGGTTGTGCTCCCCGAGGCTCTCGCCGCCCGCGTCGTGGTGGACGTTGACGCGACGGGTGACACCCGCGCTCAGGCGCTTGGGCTCCTCGATGCCCGCCAGCGCGAGGTCGACGTCGACCCGCTCACCGATCACGCGGTCGGGGATGGTCGAGAGTTCGCTTTCGTCGAGGCACCCGAGCCCGAGGATCGCGAGCGTCGCGCGCCGCTTGGCCTTCGTGACCAGCTTCATCAGCGCGTTGTCGAGGTCACCAATGGGCAGCGTCGCGACGTCCATCTCACTGCGACCATCGGGCGTCGAAGCCTCGCAGACGCAGTAGAGCATCTCGCGCGAGCCGATCTTGTGGACGCGCGGGCCGTCCGTGATGCGCCGGGTGACGTGGTGCAGCTTCGCGAGCTGATCTGCCGCGCCCTTGTCGGTGTAGAGGATCTCCTTCCCGTTCAGCTTGAGCACCTGAAAGGGCTTGCTCGCGGGGTCGAGCCCGAGTTGGCGGCAGCGCTGGACGTAGTAGACGGCCTTCTGCGACGGGTCGAGCCCGCTGATGTCGCCATTGAGCACAAGGCTCGCGACAAGCGCCGCGGTGTTGGCGGGGTTCTCGGTCACAGCGAGCGCGCCAGACGTGGCAGCGGTCACACGGGCGAGGTTCGTTTGCTGAGGAGTCGTGTTCATTGAGCAATCCCTTCGTTCAAAGCGTCATCGGCTGACCGTCCAAGTGACTCCACGGGCCGGGTGCGCTGAGGGGAGCGAGCGCAGTCCCGCGGGTTCGCTGGGGCGGTCACCCCTGGACCGCCGCGAGCTCGCAGGTCATGCAGCGCGGCTCACCCGCGAGCGCCGCGTTGCCGCAGTCGCGGCACGTCGCCGCGAGGCGCGCCGCTCGCTCGCGCTCGTAGGTGGCGCGTGCGTGCCACCTCGCGGCACCATCGAGCGTCGCCTCCAGCGCGAGCACGTCGCGTGTGGCAGCGTCCCGGCGGTGGAGCGCGTCGACCAGCGCCCGCTGCTGGCACGGACCGGGCTGGCGCACCGTGGGGACGCCCGACGACGGCGGGGCCGTCACGGCGCGTGGCCGATGCGTGGGGGTCACGACCGCACCCCGATCGCCCGCAGCGACGCGGGGCCGCTCGCCTTGCGGGCCAGCAGCGCACGGCGGGTGTAGCGGTCGCCATCGTCCAGGCGCCCCGCGTCGTAGGCGTCGAGGGCCTTGCGCTCGTAGCTGCGGGCCTGCGCCCGAAGCTCGGCGGCGGAGAGCACGGGGCGGGCAGCGTCGAGGCGGGGCATCACTGCACCGCTCCGACCGCAGCGGCCACCAGGGCGATGCTCGCGGCGTCGATGCCCGCAGCCCGACCGAGGCGGCGCACGACGGCGAGGGACACCCGGCGACCGGGGCGCGGCGCCATCTCAAGGAGGTTCTCCCACTCGGCCGCAGCCTCGCGGTCGTAGGTGGCGCGGAGGCCGTTCACGACTGCACCTCGATGGTCGACGTCTCCGCGAGCACCCGCGCCGCCCATGCCTCGACGTCGAGCCCGCAGAAGTCGGCGAGGTGCTGCGCCGCGAGGTCGGGGCGGCTGCGCGCCATCGCGCCCGCGGCCTGCTCGACGACGTTGCGGCGGGCGCGGTTCCGCTCTCCGACGGCAATCACGCCGATGTCGAGCGACATATCGAACCACTCGCTCGGGGTCGCCGTGGCGCACAGGGTCGCCGCGCAGCGCCACCGCAGGGCGCGGCACGAGTCGGCGAGGTCGCGGCGCACGAGCGCGTCGAAGCGGGCGTCGCTCGCCTTCGCGGCTTCGGCGGCGGCGATGGCGGCGTCGAGCGCGGCCTCGTCGGCGTAGCCGTATTCCTGGGCGGTGCGGTCGCCGACGGAGAGGGCCGCGCTCACGACGCCACCTCGATGAGCCCGTCGGCCACGGCAACCGCCGCGTCGCTGGCGCGCTTCGCCGCGGCGACGTCACCCAGGCGGCGGGCGTCGTGCATCGCGCGGACGACGCTGCGGGCGGTGCAGGAGAGGGCGCGGCTCGTGAGGAGCGCGATGGAGAGGTGAGCGGGGGAGTGGATGCCGAGGGCGCGGCAGCCGGGGGTCAGGGTCTCGTCGAGGGAAGCGGTGGACATCGTGCGCTCCTTCGCGGCGCCTCCATCGGCTCCGCTGGAACACAGTTGTATTGCCCGCTCGGTCGGGAGTCAATACATTCGTGACGAAAAAAGCTACGCAGCAGCTAACCCGTCGTCACGGCTCAATATTTTGAGTCTCACATCCGCCGCCCACCACGGCACCCCGAACGCAGCGGCCACCTCCGCAACGGGCGCATCGCGCATCGCTCGCACTGCATCCGTCGGCATCAGGAGCGCGAGCGCGATCAGCCACACGTCAGTGTGCGTGTGCGCGAGCCCTGAGCTTCGCGCGATCCAATGCGCGAGCTCGTGACCCACGACCAGGCGCCGCAGCGCTGGCTTGAGCACCGTCACGAGAACCCAGCCCACGAGACCGTCGGAGGGTCGCGGCTTTGGCAGCTTCACCCGGAGGCCGTACACGCCGTGCGGCAGCGTCTCCGTGCGAACCTCCACCTTTAGCCCGCGGGCGATGTCATCAAGCTCGTCGCCTCCGGAGCGGGCCTCGTCAGCGAGCGCGTCGATGAGCCGCGCATCTACAGAACGCGGTGCGTACTGAAGCTCCAGTAACGCGGGCTCGCCCACTGCGTCGGCAAGGATCATCGTCGCAAGGTGCGTCCCGCTACGATGGCTGGTCAATGGACCCATCGCGCGCCACGAGTGCCCGAAACTCGTAGAGCTCTCCGGGACTGACCGCAAACACAGGGCGATCAGCGTGTGACGGGAAACGTCACTTTCGCTTCGTCGGTTCGGGCGCGGGGATGTACTTCGCGAGCACGTCCGCGAGGTCAGCCAAGAGCGAGGGCGTGAGAGGTACCACCACGAGCGGGTCGCTTTCGGCCAGCGCCTCCCACACGTAGTCATCATGGCGGCGGAGCTTCTTCGCGGCGCGGAGGTTCCCGTCGAAGCCATCGCGATGCTTCATCTTCGGGTCGTCAACATCCACGCTGACAAGCCCACTCGGCGCTGTCGGCTCCATCGAGCCATCCCCGCGCGCTAGCCATGACTCGCTCACCCCGGCGGCGACGGCGAGTTTGTGGACCGTCTTCGTCGTGGCCTGCGCTGCGTTGCGATCGATCATGTTCTGGACGTGGCTGTTTGAGAGCCCCGCGCGCTTCGACCAGTCGTAGGGCGTCCAGCCGCGATCTTTGAGAACCCGCCCCAGGCGCTGGGCGAACGTCGTTCCGGATGTCACGAAACCGACGCTAGCAGCGGGCGACATGGCTGTGTTCACGGCGGCTCGCTCGCTTTCGTCACAGATGTATTGACTTCGGTCGGGGCGTTCGTTACATCTGTGACCCATGGACCACGACACTGTTGGATCGAGGGTCGCCGCGCTGCGCGCCCTCATAGACCTCGACCCGGTGGAGCTCGGCAGGCTCGCTGGGCTCAAGAGCCCTGCGCACGTCGCGATGATCGAGGACGGATCGCGCGCCAAGCGCATCTCGGCCGACACGGCGCTTGCGCTGGCCGACGTGCTGGGCTGCTCGGTGAAGTACCTCGTTCGTGGCGAGGGCGATCCGCCCAGCACGAACACCGTGCGCCGCGCCGTGTCTCGCGCGAAGGCCGCTCTTGCACACCGCGAGGCAGCGTGATGCGCCGCCCCGATACCGTCTACGTCGTGCGCGGGCTCGTCTCCGGGCTCTTCAAGATCGGCGTGACCGCCGACGTGCACGTCCGTATGTGCGTGCTGCGGAGCGCGATCGGCGAGGACATCGAGCTCGTGGCGACGATGCGGGGCAGCGGCTCTGTGGAGCGCTCGCTGCATCGTCGCTTCGCCGCCCTGGTCGAGCCCTCGCGGGGTCGCGAGTGGTTTCACGACGACGGCTCCATCACGGCGTTTCTGGAGTCGCTCCCGGCTGCCAACCGCGGGTCGATGCTCTTCACGGCGAAGCCGCGCGCTCGCAAGTCGGCGCCCCGTCGCAGCCCCGAGGAACTCGCCGCCGCAGCGGTCGAGAAGAGGGCCGCGTCGGAGGCGTGGTACCGCAAGCACCACGGCCACGGCCGCGAGGAATCCTGCGCCAAGTGCACCAAGCGCAGCGCGTGGCGTCGCCTCGCTCCCCGTCCCGTGCGTGACGAATCGCGCTGGCAGAACCCGCTCCTGAGCCCCGCCCCCGTGGCCCTCGCAGGAGCCGCCTGATGCTCCCCCTCCTCCGCGCGCACCCTCGCCACGCTGCGGCGCTGGCCGCGTTCTTCGTCGGCGCCGCGCTCCTCATCCTCGGCGGCTTCACCGTCGCGAGCCTCGTGGGCGCCATCATCGCGGGCGTCGGCTCGCTCGCGGCGGGCGCTACGGCGTCGGCGGCTGGAGCGTAGCGCGTGGCCACCCTCCTCGGCTCCTTCACCCGCATCGACCTCGCCGACGGCGTGTGCGTCGCGATGACCGACGACACCACCGTCCGCGTGGCCCCGTCGACCACGGCCCCGCAGCGCGCCGACCTCGCCGCCGACGTGGCCCGCCTGGAGCGCGGCATCGCCGACCTCACCCGCGAGCGCGACCAGTACCGCGGGCTCGCGCTCGCCACCGCCCAGGAGCGCGACCAGCGGACCAGCGAGCTCAGCGTGGCGCAGCGTCGGTGTGCGGCCCTCACCGCCGAGGCCGACGCCTGCGCCCGCGACCTCGCCGACCTCCGCGCTGCCGTGATCGCTGCGGCCGAGGGCGTCGCTCCCGACGTCAGCCGCCACGGGCACCACGTCGGTCGGGCGCTCGCCGCTGCCGCGCAGCTCCACCGCGAGGCCGCGCACCGTGTGGCGGGCGATGGCGTCGACCTCGCGCGCTACGTGCTGCGGTCGGAGGTCGTCGCTGCGCTGGAGGCTGACGCGCTGGACACCGAGAGCGCCGCAGGGGCGCACACGTCCACCGACGCCCGCAAAGCTCTCGGCTACTGCGCCCACATCACCCGCGGTATCGCGGCGCGCTTCCGCGGCGACCTCCGCAGCGAGGCAGTCGAGGGCGGCGAGCAGCAGGCAGTCAAGGGCGGTGAGGGTCACGGGAGCACTGTCGCGACGGCGGACAGCGCCGTCACGGTGACGCTGTGAGGTCTTCGTCACCAGACCCCGAGGCCGCCGCCGACGTGCTCTGCGCGGAGACGCTGCACAGCACGCTGCGGGCGATGAAGTTGACCGATGCCTCCGTGAGTTATGCCACGGTCGGAGCGAGGGTCGACGAGCCGAAGCAGCACATCAGCGAGTGGTGCAACCCGCTCTCGGAGCGCCGCCCGAAGCTGCACCAGATCGCGATGCTCGGGCCGAAGCTCGCGCCTGCCATCTTCCGCAACCTCGCGGCTGCCATCGAAGCCGCGGCCGGGACCGTCGTCACGGGTGACCTGCGAGAGATCGCGCTCGACGTCCAGGCCCGCGTGGGCGACCTCGCGCGATCGGTCAACGAAGCGTGGCGCGACCGCAAACTGACGCTGGCGGAGATCGAGGAGATCGAGGCGCGCTGCCACGCCACCAACGCGGAGACGTCGGCGGCGCTCGCGACCTGCGCCAACGCCCGCGCGGAACTGCGGCGCACCGGAGGCTCGCGATGAACAACGAATCCATGGCCGAGAAGTTCTGGGGCTACGCCGCCCCCGCCGACGAGGCGGGTTGCATGAACTGGACTGCGGGCCGCAGTACCAAGGGATACGGAAGGTTCAGGATCGACGGTCGTTACCGCATCGCATCGCGAGTGGCTTGGGAACTCGCCCGCGGCCCCGTCCCGAAAGGCCTCTGTGTCTGCCACCACTGCGACAACCCCCCGTGCGTGAACCCCGCGCACCTCTTCCTGGCGACCAGCGCAGAGAACACGGCGGACAAGGTAGCGAAAGGCAGGCAGATGAAAGGCGAGAGCGTGCCGTGGGCCGTCTTGTCGGCCAGCGACGTGCTCTCCGCTCGCGAGTTCCGCACACGCGGCGAGAGCTACGCAGAGATCGCAGATCGGTTCGGCGTAAGCGTGGGGTGCATCCACTCGGCGCTCACCGGCGCCAACTGGAAGAGCCTGGGCTCTGTTGATCACCTGCCACGGCGAGCGAAGAGCCGCTCCTCCCGCGCCGTCGCTGAACTTCTGAGCGATGGCCGCGAGTGGAGGACCAGTGAGGTAGCGAGGGCCATGGGCGTGCGCATCACCACGGCGCTCTCCAGGCTCCTTGTCACCAGCAGCGTGGTTCGCGTCTCCCAAGGCCGGTGGCAGAGCGCTGACGCGGCAAGCCTGCGCGTCGTGGGCGGTGCCCGGTGATCACCATCCTCGCCACCTTCATCGTCGGTCTCGTCGGGCTCTGGCTCGGCTACCGCGCGGGCGTCGTCAACGCCCCGGTGCGCGACCCCCACGACGTGGCGCAGCGCATCTACGAAGCCGACCACGCGCGGTGGGTGGCGGAGAACGAGGCGTACCGCTGGAAGCTCCGCGCTCTGCGCCTCGGGTGGCGTCGCGTGCCGGGGCGGTGGGACCGATGATCACCATCCTCCGCTGCCCCCGCGTCGCCGCCTGCGCCGACGCCCTCGCGCGTCACCAGCGCCTTGTGGCCGCCGCCCTCGCGGCTCTCCCTCCGTCGCTGTCCGAGCGCGACGCCGCGGCCCTCTGCCGTGCGCTCGACGCCAGCGCGGTGGACATCGCCGCAGCGTGCCGAGTGACGACGTGAGCGCCGCCCTGTGGGACACCGCCGCGGCCCTCGCGCTCCGGCTCCCCGGTCGCGGCAAGCGATCGGTGCGCGTCACCCGCTGCGACTCGGGGGAGTACGTCGCCGCGGCGTGCGTCTACACGACGACGGGCGAGGGCGTCGAGGAGTGCGCCGCAGCGACGGGCGCGACCGCTGACGCAGCGCTCGACGGGCTCGCGGCTCGACTGCGGGGCGAGCGATGACCTCCGCCCTCCCCGACGATTGGCGCGACGTCCCGCCCCCGGTGGTCTCGCACCCCCGCGACGCTGCCACCCTCGGGCGCTGGCCGTGGCACACCGCCCCGCAGCCGCGTCCCGTGGTGGCGCCCGTGCGGCCTACGCGTGGGCCTCGCCCCGGTGTCGCGGATGTGTTCGCCGACGGGCTCGTGCACGCCACCCGCGACGTCGCACGCGCCCTCGGGGTGGCGCCCGATGCGGCGGTGCACCGGATGCAGCGCTCGGGCCTCGTCGAGCGCGGGGCGCAGGGTCGCTGGCGCCTGCGGGGTGCGCCGTGACGCCCGCTGTGGAGCGCGTCGTGCGTTGCCCGCTGCGGCTCCCTTCCGTGGGGGAGAGCGCCGAGCTGCTCGCGGCGGGGTGGACCCCCGTGCGCGTCGGCTACTGGCGCGACGACACCGCGGGCGACGGCGTGTGGTGGTGGCTGCGGGCGCTCGAGCTCGCACGGCGGGACGCAGCGCGGAGGGCGGCGTGAGCGTCTACCTCAGCAACGACGAGCTCGCCGCGCGCCTGCAAGCGCACCTCGTGAAGACCATCCCCGGCGTCACGGTCGGGGCGGGCGATGGGGAGCTTGTCGTCTACCTCCCGCAGCGCGCGAAGGTGGGCACCACGCTGATCCCCAGGATGCTCGCGGGCGTCCCGGTGCGGCGGGTGCGCGTGGCCGCTGTGAGGCCCGCATGACCGCCCCCCGGTGCACCCCAGCGCGCCAGCAGCCGCGCCCGTGGCAGGTGGTCGCCGCCCGCTGCCTCGCGCTCGCGGGGACGCCTGCGGCGGCGGAGCGCCTGGCAGCGGGGCAGCGGCAGGGGGCGAGGGACGGGGCAGCGAGGGCGAGAGCTACGGGGGCGGTGACGATGGACACAGGGAGGCGCTATGCTGACGCGCACGATGGCGACCACGAAGGCGACGAAGCGCACGAAGTCCAAGCTCTCGCAGACGGGCGATGCTGCGAAGCTCGCAGCCGAGCGGGAGCTTCTGCGCTCGACGCTGGTAGCGCACGACTGGAACGCGTCGGCTGCGGGGCGTGCGCTCGGGATCGAAGCAACGGCCACGGTGCTGCGACAGATCGAGCGGTGCGGCCTGCGCGCGGAGTACGAAAAGCAGGGTCGTTAGTCGATTGTCGACATAGCGAACTTGCTAACAATGATGGGATAGGGCATCCTCCGGCTACCGGCGATAGCGCATCGTGCGCCGCGCGGAATCGGAGGCGCCCGTGAACACTCTCGAAGAGAATCTCGCCTGGGTCGACGCGGCTTTCCCTTCGCTTCCCGATGACATCGGCCCTGTGGACGATGACGAGGGCCTTGGCGATCATCTCATCGGCGACGATGATGTGTTCGTCGCGGCAGAGCCACCGATGCGGCTAGAGTTCGCCGTTCGCTTGGTCGATGGCGCTCCGGCGGTTCGAGATATCGATGGGGAATTCAGCGCCAACCTCTACTCTGCCGCCGGAGACTACTTCGGCGGTTTGATCTCATACGACACCGACGGTGGGCATAACGCCCATCTCGCGACGATCAAAACCGATCCGTCTGACTCGCGCCTGCGGTGCTTTCACTGGCTCCGCAATGTTCGTGAGTTCGCAATGGACGGGGTTGTCGCGTCATTCGGCGATGAGCTCGGGTTCCATGGCGACCCGGTCGTGCTGCCTATCGCCGGAGAGTCCGGCGCCATCTTGGTCTGGAAGTGCCACCCTGGCGGCGTGATCGTGCACCTGGGCGACACGACCACCGGATGCGGGCAGTGCATGGGCTGCAAGTCCATCGTCGAGGTGCAGGAGCGGGCGCCCACGTCTTGGGTCTACTTCATCCAGTCGACACAGGGCGGGCCGGTAAAGATCGGATACAGCGCCAACCCTGTCGGCCGCCTCTCGACGCTCCAGACCGCGCACGCGCACCCGCTGAAGATCATCGGCCGGATGGTCGGCGGGCTCGCGGTGGAGCGGTCGCTACACACGCTCTTTGCTGCCGACCGGGTGCGCCCCGACGGTGAGTGGTTCCGCCCCTCGGCGGCGCTGTTGGCTTTCATTCGGGAAGTGGGAGGCGCGGGGTGACGAAGTCCACCTTTGATGATGGGGTGCTCTCGCACCCGAAGATGGTTGAGGCGGGCGAGGACGCCACCGACCTGTGGATGCGCTCGGTCATCTACTGCAACAAGTACGGACTCGGCGGGGTGATCCGCACCGGCGCCGTGCGCGGCTTCACGTCGAAGCCCCAGCGCGTCGTTGACCAGCTCATCGAGCGGCTGGTGTCGGCTCGCTTGTGGGACGTAGAGCCCGGTGTCGGATGGCGCGTCCACGACTTCCATGACTGGAACTGGACCGAAGAGCAGCGCGCCGCCCGACGTGAGGAGATCGGTCGCAAGCGAAGCGAGGCCGGTCGCAAGGGCAACGAAGCGCGGTGGGGTGGTCGATCGCAAAGCATCGCAAACGGATCGCAAACGGATCGCAGCGACGGATCGCAAGTGGGAGTCGCAAACTCGCAAGACGATCGCCCTCCTCCGGCTCCGTCACCATCTCCGTCACCAGAAGAGAAGAACCCGGAGAGAGCCGGGGTCGACGTTCCGCCGCCCCGGCCAGCGCCCAGGGTTCTCCAGCCGAAGGCACCCGTTGACGAGGCCCCGCCCGCCGACCCGAGGGCGCGAGCGGTGTTCGATGCGATCATGACGGACCCACTGCTCAAGCCGCCGTGCACGAAGCGCGTGGCCGACTTCGCAACCCGCGTGACTGCGCCTAACGCCTTCCCCGGCGTCAACGTGCTCGGCCAGGTTCTCCGCGCCGCAACGTGGAACGCAGGGCAGACGAAGCCCAAGCGCGACGGGCGCGCGTTCCTTCTGGGCTGGCTCGGCCGCAGCGACTCCGAGGCGCCGTCGCCTCTCGCATCGGGTGTCATCGACATCACCCCACCGAGGCAGCCTTCGCTGCCTGTCCAGCGCGTGATCGGCGTCCCCGTGGTGAACCCCGCGAGCCGCGAGGACGTGCGCGCCGCCCTCGCCGAAGTCCGTGCTCTCGCCGCCGCGAAGTCCTTCCCCGACAACGACCCCCAGGGAGCCGCCCATGCGTCGCGCTGAACGACCCGCCGAGATGGAACCCGACGCCTTCGCCGCCGCCGCCGAGCGTGAGGTGCTTGGCGCGATCCTGGTCTACGAGACCGAGGCCATGGCGGTGGTCGACGGGTGCCTGACGCCGGCCGACTTCGTGCGGCCCGACCTCGGCGTGATCTTCGACGCGATGGCCCGCCTCCACCGGGCAGGCCGCGCGATCGACCCTACGACCATCCGGGCCGAGCTGATGGCGATGAACTGCTTCAACACCGCAGGCGGCAACCAGGGCGTGACCGCGGCACTGGAGGAGTTCCGCGACTACTGGTGTCCGATGGCGCACCTCGAGGCGCATATCGGGATCGTCCGCACGTCGGCGCAGACCCGCCGCGCCTCGCGCCTGGCTTCCGAGCTCGCGGCCCGAGGCGCCGCAGGGTCGCCCCTCGACGACCTCCAGCGCGTCGCCGCGAAGATCGTCGTGGAGCTCGCCGGGAGCGCTGCGTCGCGGATGGTGTCCGCCGCGAAGGGCGTCGAGGGCGTGATGGAGCGCCTCTCCCGCGCCGGCGATGGCGCCGGGTCGAGCGTGACCCTCGGCTCGCGATCGCTCGACGCCCTCACGGGCGGCGCCTCGGCGGGGCAACTCGTGATCGTCGGCGCGCGGCCCGCGATGGGGAAGACCTCGCTCGCAATGGGCGCCGTGGTCGCCGCCGCGAAGGATGAGCGCGACACGGCGGAAGGCGCCGCGCGGCGGGTGATGTTCGTCTCGCTGGAGATGCCGGAGTCCGAACTCTACGGGCGCGCGGTCGCGAGCGAGGCGCGGATCAACAACCAGAAGATCCTGCGCCCCGACCTCGCACCGATGACGCAAGACGAACTCACCGCCGTGACCGCGGCCACCAACCGGCTGCACGGGCTGCCCTTCTTCGTGTTCGACGTGCCCTCCGCGAAGCTCTCGACGATCCGCGCCGAGGCCAAGCGCGAGCACGCGCGGTCGCCGCTGCTGATGCTGGTGGTCGACTACCTCCAGCTCGTGTTGCCCGAGCAGCGCAGCGACAACCGCGAGCGTGAGGTGGCCGAGGTGTCGCGCGGGCTGAAGTCGCTGGCGAAGGAACTCAGCATCCCAGTGGTCGCGCTCTCGCAGCTCTCCCGCAGCTTGGAGGCGCGGAAGGATAAGCGCCCGATGCTCTCCGACCTGCGCGAGTCGGGGGCCGTCGAGCAGGACGCGGACATTGTGATGTTCGTCTACCGGGATGAGGTCTACGACCGCGAGACGAAGGACCGAGGCATCGCGGAGGTCATCGTCGCGAAGCAGCGCAACGGCCCCTGCGACACGGTGCGGCTGCGGTTCGTCGTGGAGTCGACGCGCTTCGAGGACGTGGACGCCCCCGACGCCGACGACCGCATCGACCCCCGCGCCAGCATGACCCGCACCCGCAGCCCCGGCCCGGTGCCCGCTGACGACGACGTGCTCGACCGCTACGGCGCGGGCGACGGGCTCCCCGACGTGGGCGGCGCGCCGGTGTACCGCGGGGAGAGCGGGAGCCTCGACCTGGGGCCGCAGTGGACGGACGGCGACGACGCCCGGCGGGGTGCGGCGTGAGGAACCAACAGGAGAGTCATATGAACGATCACGTCACCAGCGCCGACCTTGCCCGCATCCTCGCCGACTGCGACCGGTGCCCCTTCGACTACGACGCCGACTCCCCGGAGGCGCGCGTCTGGCGTGACCTGCATCGCGTGGCCGTCGCGCTTCGCGACCTGCGACGCCGCAGCGAGCCGCTGTCCGCGGGACAAGCGCGGACCCTCGCGCGCCTGCGAGAGTTCACGGACGGGGAATCGGCGATGCACCGTGCGGGCGTTGTGGAGATCCGCGGCATGGTCGCGCGCGGACCGACCATCGCGAGCCTCGTGCGCCGGGGCCTCGCGGTCTGCGGCGGCGTGTGCGCCGAGGTCGACGGCGACGGGTTCACCACGGCCGACGACGCGCCGTGGTACGCGATCACCGACGAGGGCCGCGCAGCCCTCGTCCTGTCCGCGGAAGGGAGCGCTCGGTGAGCTACTCCATGCGGGGGATGCGCGGCGGGTGGGTTGCCATCGCGACGTGCGACGGGAGCGGCTGCACCGAGCGAATGGAGCGAGCGGGCGGCACCGAGGCAGAGGCGGCGGTGTCGTTGACGTATGCCGCGCACGAAGCTGGGTGGAACAACGACACCTTCCCGCGCGGGCTCTACTGCCCGGCGTGCAAGGTGAGCATGGCCGGTGCCTTCGCCGCCGATCGCCTCGCGGCGGTGCGGCGCGGATACGCGCAGATGCGGCGGCTCTACGCGGAGCTCGGGATCACCCCCGCCGACGAGGACGCCATGGGCTCGCCGCGCCGGGCATTCGCAGGCCTCGCGGGCATCCTGCGAGGGCAGGGGCAGCGGCATCGTGGCAGGGCTCGCGCGGACGCAAAGGCCATCGCGGAGGCGCTCGGAGATCTGGCGCTACTGTCCGACGGGATGACGTGGGCAGAGGTCCGCGCGTGACCCGCCGCCTGACGCACGCCGCAGCGCTGGCCCTCGCTCCGGCAAGCCTGCGGGCGCTCAACCCCCCGCCGCGGGCGCCCGTCGCCCCGCCAGCGCCCGCGAAGCGCCCGGGACGTGGCAGCGCCCGTCCGACGACGCCGGAGGCGCTCCCGGGGGCGCTGGACGCGGCTGCGGGGGTCGTGGTTGTGGAGCTGCCGGGGCTGCGGCTGGCGTCGGAGGCGAACGCCCGCGGCCACAGCCTTGGGGCGAAGTCGTCGCGGGCGAAGGCCCTCCGCGCCGCCGTGCTGCGGGGGCTCGCGGGTCGCACTCTCCCGCCGCTCCCGGTGCGGGTGTGCGTGACGCGCGTCTCGCCGCGGCGGGTGGATACCGACAACCTCGCCAGCGCCTGCAAGGCCCCGCGGGATGCCGCTGCGGAGGCGCTGGGGATCGACGACGGCCCCGCCGAGACGCGGGCGACGTGGCGGGAGTCGCAGGTCGCTGGACCCTACGGGGCGCGGGTGACGATCGTGCACGTCGACGGTCGCGCCTCGGTGGTCGCAGGCGAGCGCGCCGACGTGGTGGCGATGCGGCTGACCCCGGGGGAGGCGTCGGCGCTCTGCGCGGCGCTCGCTCGCGGGAGCGCGGTGGTGACGGTGGGCGGCGTGGAGCTGCGGCTGACGACGGACGGAGGGCGACGATGACGCTGATGATGTACGTGGACCGGCATCCGTGGTGGACGCTGGTGTTTCTGCTGGTCCTCGCGGGCTTCGCGGGGGACGTGCTTACCGCAGTGCTCGCGGCCATTGCGGGGCGCCGCAAGTGAGCGAGCAAGACGAGCGACGTGCCGCAGCGGTCCCCGGTGTGCCGGTGGCCGACAGGATGCGGGCGCTGGCCGACGCCCCGTGGTCGGAGCGAGGGGACGCGGCGACGATGGCGGCGCCGCGGGCTGGCGCCGACGAGGTGGGGCGGCTGACGCGCGCCCTCGACGCAGAGCGCGACACCGTCGCCTTCCACGTCGACCTGGCCGAGAGCGCTCTCCGCGACCTCCACGCGGTCTGCGATGCCCTTGACGCGCGGGCACGTCGGGGCGACCCGCTGCCGTCCGGGGAGGTGCTGGTGGGCGTGGCGCAGGCCCTGCGGGCGCAGGCTGGCGTCCCGACGGCGGAGGTCGAGCGGCTGGCGGCGGTAGCCCGCGGGGCGCAGTACCGCGAGCGCGAGGCGCTGGCCGTGGTGGCGGTGCTGCGGGCGCGGCTCGACGAAGCGCGCGAGACGCTCGACGACGTAGAGCCGCGGCTGGCGAAGGCGCACGCGTCGATCGCACGGCTGGCGCGGGACGGCGCGAAGGGCGACGCGAGCGACGCGGGACTCGGGGCGCGGTCGATCGGGGCGGCGGCGAGGCAGTGGCGCCAGTGCTCGAGGTGCGGGCGGTGCTTCTGGCTGGCGGACACGGAGGCGGTGCCAGCGCACCAGACGAGCGACGACCCGCGGTTGGCGCGGGCGTGTGGTGCGGTGACGGGCGAAGGGAGCGAGGGGCGATGACGCGCGACACAGGGACGGCCCGCCAGCGGCGACGGCTGCGACGGGTGGCGGAGGCGAAGCGGGCGGCCGAGAGGGCGGAGCTTGAGGTGGAGCGCGCGAAGCTGCGCGCGATGGACGCGGAGATCGAGCGCCTCGGCGCGCTGATCGAGGCGAGGCACGGGGCCGTGTTTGCGACGGAAGGCGAGGGGCGATGACGACGGAGCGAGAGACGACGGGCGATGACGAGTGCGACGTGTGCCTGCGGCTGGGGGTCGCCTGTGGGCGGCACGCCCCGCCGCCGTCGGAGAGCGCTGCGGACTGCCTGCGGTGCCGGGACATGATGGCGCTCCTGGGGGTGCCCTGCGCGGTGCACCACGTCCCCGAGGACAGACCCGACGACGGGCGCCCCTCGCGGGTCGAGATGCGGGTGGTGCCCGAAGCGCCCGACGCGTCAGGAGAAGCGCCGTCAGAGAGCGCGTTCTCCGCGATGCTGCGGGCGATGCGGCCCGCGCAGATGCTCTCGGGCGACCTGCGCTCCGTCGACAACGGCCGCGACAGCAGCGGGGGGCTGTGCGAGACGACGGCGACGGAGCGCGCCATCGACCGAGGGGACGGCGCTCGAGCGCGCCTGGTGTCGCAGCGCATCGACGCAGCGGCCCCGCGGCACCGGCCGGCGCTTCGCTGGCTGATCGACCGCGCCCACGTCGGCGACCTCGCGACGCTCGCACGGCTCTACGCGGGGCAGCACGCCCCGATGGCGCTGCGGGATGCGCTCGACCGGGCGACGGCCACGCGCACGAAGGCGGCGGCGACCTACCAGCGCGAGGGGCCGTCGCCGGGGTGCGCCATGACGGTCGACGGGATGCGGGCGAGGGAGGCGCTGACCACGGCCACGTCGCGGGAGGCTGCGTCCGACGCGGCGCTGTCCGCGTGGGGCGTCGAGGCGCTGGGCGCGGCGTGCGAGGCGTGGCAGGGGGCGGGCGGGGAGGAGCGGGCGGCGTGATGCATGAGATGGTGATGTTCGTGGAGCGGCATCCGTGGGGGGTGCCTCGCGGCGCTGGCGATGGTGTGCAGCGCGTTCGGTCGGGTGTGGCGGTGATGCACGCGGTGACAGCAGAAGAGTTCGCGGAGGCCTATCGGACGTTCCATCGCGGCGACCCGCCCGACCGGATCGAGGTGGGCGATCAGACGTGGGATGACCTCGACAGCGAACTAGAGGCTCTCGCGCGCCCGGCGGAGGAACTCGCCGCCGTCGACCGCTACACCTACGACGACGCGGGCGACGGCTTCGCGGGGCGCTGCGGGACGTGGCTGCGAGCGGGTCAGGATAGGATGAGCGCATGAGCACCCTGACCCGCGACCAGTCGCAGTACCTCATTGCTCTCGTTCAGCGCTGCATCTTCGGCCCGCTGGTGCCCCGCTCCGTCAACGCTCGACGCCGTGCCGTACGGGGTAGGCACCACGACGCGGCGATGCAGAGGGCGATAGCTCTTGGGATGTCTCGTCCCGCGCCCGCCGTCGACATCGCGCCGAGCGTCGACCTACTTGACCTGCTCGACCCAACTAGCGAGGGGTACGCGGATCTTGCGGCAATGCCCGCATGGATGAGGCCGAGGGCAGTGTGGGTGCTTGAGTGACCCGCCACCCCGCACCTGACGCGCGCTGTCAAACTGCGCACACCCTGCGACACCTACCCACCAGCGCATAGCCCGATGGATTCGCGCGCCGCCGAATGCTCTTGACCGTGGTCGCAGGCCATGCCCGTCTGACTCTCGCGCGCTCGCCAGAGCTTCGCCGCTCTGAGGGCGGCTCGCCCGGGCACTGCGACCGCGCCCTCCCTGCGACGCCCTCCGGCCACGGCGGCGAGGCCCGCGGGGGAATCTTTCGCAGGGCTCTTGACGCCCGACCATTCGGACATTCAGGGTCGTTTTCGGTGGCCGAGTTGCGTCCGCTGACGATCGCGCAGGTAGCGCGACTGCTCGGCTTTACGCCTCGCCACACCCTTCGTCTGTACGATCGCTGGTCCGCACGCCAGCACGACCCCACGATGCCCCGCGTGACCACCGTACCCGTCGCCATCGGCAGCGGGGCGACGCGCGCCGCGAAGGCGGTGCTCTGGCCGGTGGCGGCGTGATGGGGCGGCCGTCGAAGCTCACCCCCGAAGTGCAAGCCGCCATCGTCGCTGACGTCGAGGCGGGCAACTACCCCGAGGTCGCGGCGGAGTGCGCTGGCATCGCGGGTCGCGTCTACTACCGATGGATGAGCCGCGGCGAGTCGGAAGACCCTGCGGATGAGAGCTACCGCCAGTTTCGTCAGGCCGTAACGCGCGCACGGGCGAAGGCTGAGGCCTCGATGGTCACCATCGTGCGTGTCGATGCGATCGAGAACGCCGAGAGCGCCCGGTGGTACCTCGAACGCAGCGCCTCCGACCGATGGGGCCGCCGCGACAAGCTGACGATCGAGAGCGCGGTCAACGCCGAACTCGACGCGATGCTCGGGAAGCTGGAAGCGGGCCTCTCGCCCGACGAATATGAGCGTGTCCTCGCAGTGCTCTCGGGTCGCGACGCTGGCGCAGAAGCGGCTGGAGTCGCGGGCGACGGCGCAGGCACAGCGCACTAGCCGCCCGACTCCCTCCGCTGCGGCGCTCGCCGACCCGGTGGTCTACGCGCAAGAGGTGTTCGGCCTCACGATCTGGCCGAAGCAAGCCGAGCTCCTTCGGTCGATCCTCACGCACGGCCGGGTGACCGTCACCAGCGGCCACAAGACCGGCAAGACGACCTCCTTCGCGATCCTCGCGTGGTGGTTCCCGAGCGACCCCGTAGCCCGACCGGGCGCGCGGGTCGCGATGACGAGCTCGAGCTTCCGCCAGGTCATCCGCACCCTGTGGCGCGAGGTGACCGCGCTCTGGCGTAGGGCGCGCGATCGCGGCTACGACCTCCCCGAGCCCGCGCTCTCGCCCGATACCGGCGTCCGCTGGCCCGATGGTCGCGAGATGTTCGGGTTCTCCACGAAGGACCCGGAGAAGGCTGCGGGCACCTCGGGCGCGCACCTGCTCTACCTTGTCGACGAAGCCTCCGGCGTACCCGGCAAGGTCTTCGAGGCGCTGGAGGGCAACCGTGCCGGCGGCCAGGGCGCCAAGATATTCCTCGCCTCCAACCCGACACAGCAGTCGGGGACGTTCTTCGAGTCGCACCACACGAAGCGGCACCTCTACCGCGCGCTGTCCATCAGCAGCGAAGAGGCCGCCGACGTCGAGCCCCCGATCCCAGGCCTCGCGACTCGCTCCTGGGTCGAAGAGAAGCGGGTCGATTGGGGGCCGGACTGGCGCACCTCGCCCATCTACGCGGTGCGCGTCCTCGGGCGCTTCCCGGCGACCGCGAGCGATGCCGTCATCGGCCTCGGGCTGGTGTTGGACGCGGTCGCGCGGCACGTCGAGACGGAGCCTTCCGGCCCGCTGGTCATCGGTCTCGACGTCGCGCGCTTCGGCGACGATGAGACGGTCGCAGCGCCCCGCCGCGGCCACTACGTCTACCCGCTGATCCGCCTCCCCCCGGGCGACGGCCCGGAGACGGCGGCGCAGTTTCTCCAGGCGCTCGCGGCCTCGGGCATCGTCCGACCGGATGAGCGCCCGCAGGTCAACGTCGATGCGAACGGCATCGGCGTCTCGGTGTTCGATGCGCTCGCTCGCAACGACACGGTGAAGGCCATCGCGGTCAACACCTCCGTCGCGTCAAGCTCCGTCAACGAGTTCATCAACCTGCGCGCGGAGCTTCACTTCGCGGGTCGCGACTGGCTCCGCGAAGGCGGCGCAGTGCCCGACGACGCCAAGCTCCAAGCGGAGATGGTGGCGCCGAAGTACCGCACCGATGCGCGCGGTCGGATTCAGGTCGAGTCCAAAGACGACCTCCGCAAGCGCCTCCCGGGCAACCGCAGCCCCGATGCCTGCGATGCATGGCTGCTCTCGCTCTACGAGCCTCCGCCGCCCGCCGCGACGAAGGTGTCCGTCCGCTCCCGCGCCCCCACCTGGGGCTTCTGACCTCCCCCCGATGCCCGCCGACACCACCCGCCGCGTCGCCAGCGCCTCGCCGCAGGACCGCTACCAGCGGCGCTTGGGCGCAGGCCTCACGCCGCAGGCCATCACAGCGGTACAGCGCGAGGCCGACACCGGCAAGATGGCGGGATGGGCCGACCTCCTCGACGAAGTCCGCCAGGGCGACCCGCACCTGCATGGCGACCTTGCGAAGCGCGAGCAGGCGGTCAGCGGCGCGGAGTACGAACTCCGCCTCCCGGCGACCGCCTCGAAGCGCGACGGGGCGAAGGCCCTGCGGCTCTGCCAGGACGCGCTCGACGCCGTCGAAGTCCCTGCGGGCTCGCTGGGTCTCTCCTTCCGCGGCGCGCTCCAGCAACTCGCAAGCGCCACCTACCACGGCCGTGCGGGCGTCGAGGCGGTGTACGCCCGCGAAGGGCGCTACCTCTACCCGCGGCACCTCTACCCGATCCACGCGCGCCGGCTCGCATGGAGCAACGAGCGCGACTGGCGCCTCTACCTCTACGACGCGCAGAGCGGGGACACCCGATTCGCGCGCTTCCCCGGCATCCCCTGCGACGACGCCGCGGCCTTCCCCCGCGGGAAGCTCATCCTGCACACCCCGCGCGCCTTCGGCACGTACCCGACGCGCGAGGGTCTCGGGCGTGCGATCGTTTGGTACAGCGCCTTCAAGCGCTGGTCCGTCCGCGACTGGATCGCCTTCGCGGAGTGGTCGGGCCGCGGGCTGCGCGTGGGGAAGTACGCCACGGGGCGCGACCCGCTGAAGGAGCCGCGAGCGAACGACGAGGACGTCGAGATCCTCGCCGCTGCGCTCGACGCGATGAGCTCGACGGTCACCACGGTGATCCCCGACACGACGGACCTGTCCGTCATCGCAGCGCCCGACAGCGGCGTGCACGGCGAGCTGGTGAAGCTCTGCAACGGGGAGATGTCCAAGGTCATCCTCGGCGGCACGCTCACCAGCGACCCCGGCGACAAGGGCGCCCGCTCGCTCGGGGAGGTGCACCTGCGCGCGATGTTCCAGCTCCTCCGCAGCGACGCGGAGGGCCTCGCCGACGTCATCCGTCGCGACCTGCTGACGCCGCTCGTGAGGATGAACCTGGGCGACCGCGCGCCGGTCCCCTTCCTCGCGCTGAACGTCGATCCTCCCGAGGACGCGAAGGCGCGTGCGGAGCGGCTCGACCTCTACATGAGGCACGGCCTCGCGGTCCCGGCGAAGTGGTTGCGCGACGTCGAGAGCATCCCCGACCCGAAGGACGGCGAAGAGGTTGTTGGCGGCAAAGTGCCTGCGAAGCCCGAAGCCGACGGCGCACCGCCGAAGCCCGGCGCCAAGCCCGCCGACGACACTGACGAAGCCGCCTGAGAGCCCCACTGATGACCTCCCCTCCCATCACCGCAGGCGCGCGGGTGACCGGCCTCGCCATGCCCCTTGCGGCATCGCAGGCGACCAGCCCATGGAACGTGCTGGCCTACGCCACGAAGCTCCGCGGCCGCGGCGCCGGCGTTGAGCTCACCAGCGCCGACTTCGCCTCATGCGTCGCCAACTTCCTCCGCTGGGGCCGCGAGATCCCGGTGGTGCTCTACCACGCCGACACCGACGCGACCGCGCACCCCGATGCCCGCAAGGCGCACGCATGGATCGTGGAGATGCGCGTCGGTGCGATGCAGCGCGGTGGATCGTCGTGCGCGACGCTGGAGGCGCGCTTCCGTTGGGTCAACGAGGCGACGCGCGCCTCCGTCGACTGTGGAGAGATCGCCTTCGGGAGCATCACCATCGTGCAAGGCGGGGTCGATGAAGAGACCGGCGCGGATGTGGGTAGTTTTTTGTGGAGCTTCAGCCTCACAAACAACCCCGCGCTGGTCGACCTCCCGCGCATCGCCGCGAGCCTCACGCTCGCCGCTGGCGCCTGGTACGGCGACCTCGACGATCGCGACGACGTGGTGGAGATGCTCCGTACCGTCCTCGGTCTCCCGGCGCTCGCTGACGAAGCCGCGGTCTCCGCCGAGCTCGCGAAGCTGGCCGCGCTCCTCGCCGCGCCCGACGACGCGAGCGGCATCGACGCTGACGACATCGTCGCTTCGCTCCGCAGCGCGATGCGCCTTCCGGCGCTCACCGGTGCGGATGAGGTGCTCGCGGCCATCCGCGCTGCGCTCGCTGCCCTCCCCGGCGACGACCCCGTTTCCTACGCCATCGGCGACCGCGTGCGCGTGAAGGGCACGCCCCACATGGCCGGGCAGTCCACCGGCGTCGTCGCTGAGGTCAACGGCAACGCCTACGGGATCGTGTTCGACGGCATGGAGGAGATGGGCACGCATCGCTGGTACGTCGCCGCCGAGCTCGCTCCAGCGCCCGTCCGCGCACCGCCCACTGGCACCCCTTCGGCCCCGGGCACGTCGCCCGGCGGCTCCAACGATTCGCCCCATTCCGGGGCGATGTCCCGCGGCTCGAGGGCCGCAAAGGAAACCCGCATGAGCACCACCATGATGGCCCTCGCGGCTCGGCTCGGCTTCGCCGCTCCGACCGAAGAGGCCGCCGCGCAGCACGTTGCCGCGCGTGCAGAAGAGTCCACGGAGGTCCGGCGCTCGCTGGGTCTGCCGCTCGCGTCCGACGCGCAGGCCGTCGCCGCGAAGATCACCGCACTGCACAGCGACGCCGCCAAGGTGGCCGTCCTGTCAGCCGAGAACGAGGCGCTCAAGAGCGTCGAGACGGAGCGCCACAGCCGCGAGGTCGTGGAGCACATCGAGGCCCTGTGCAGCGACCCGGTGATGGCCAAGAGCCGCGCCGCGCTGGAGAGCTTCGCCCGCAACGACTTCGCCGCATTCTCGAAGGCGTACCCGAAGCCCGCGGTGACCGCCGCGTCCATCGCGCTCATGTCGCGCGCCACCGCCCTCGGTGGCGAGAAGGCGCCCGCCATCGTCTCCGGTCGCGCGGCCCGTCACAACGACGCCGCCTCCGACCGCGCCAAGGAGCTGATGGCCGCCGACAAGTCGCTGACCCTGGAGTCGGCGCTCAAGCAGGCGTCGCGTGAACTGCGCGCCGGGAAGGGTAACTGACCATGGGCCTCTCCTCTCGCTTCCCCGGGCCGCCGATCCCCCTCGAGTCCGAGGCGATCTTCACCGACGGCATGATCTGCCGCGTCGGCGCCGCTGACAGCAAGGTCCGCCTCCCCGGCGGTGCCGATCCCACCGCGTCGCTCCTCGGCGTCATCTTCCGCCCCGACGGCTCCGCGTGCGCCTCGGGCGACACCGTCGACGTGCTCATCAGCGGCGCGTACCCGCTGGTCGCTGCGGGCACCATCACCCGCGGTGACTTCGTGACCTCGGGCGGCACCGACGGCGGTGTCATCACCGAGACCGCGGGTGCCGGCGTCAACGTCGCCGTCATCGGCCAGGCCCTCGAGTCCGCCGTCTCTGGCGACCGCGTGCTCTGCACCATCAACCCCTTCATCAAGCAGGGCGGCTGAACCCCATGAACGACATCGAATCCATGCAGCTCGAGCTGCTCCAGGAGCGGGGCATGAGCCTCGCCAGCGCGCAGGCCGTGGTGCAGGAGCTCAGCTTCTCGCCGTCGAGCGTGCACATCGACCGCGCCCTCTCGGACTTCGCGTGCGCCATCCAGAACCGCGAGTCGATCGCGGACAAGGTGTGCCCGATCCAGCGGGTGATGAAGCCGTCGGACAAGTTCTTCAAGTACGACGCGGACACCTTCTTCGAGGAGCAGAGCGCGGCCCTCACCGGCGCCGAGGCGATGCCCGGACGCGTCCGCTACAAGATCAGCACCGACAACTTCTCGACCGTCGACTATGGCCTGATGGACTTCGTCTCCAACAAGGAGATCGAGTCCGCCGACGCCCCCATCGACCCGCAGATGCACGCGGTCAAGGTCGTGACCTCGCGCCTCGACATCGCCAAGGAGCGCCGCGTCGCCGCGCTGCTCTTCGCGTCGGGTAGCTACGGCTCCAACACCGCCGCCCTCGCGGGCGCGGACCGCTGGGACACGTCCACCTCGGACCCCGTCCAGAAGATCGACGACGCCCTCGAGACGGTCGACGAGCGGCCCAACGTGATGGTCATCGGCGCGCAGGCGTGGATGAAGCTCAAGAACCACCCGAAGCTGAAGGAACTGATCCTCTCGCGCGCCGCCACCGTCTCCGGTGCGACGCCCGACCGCGTGACCACCGACCTCGTCGCCGCGCTCTTCGAGCTCGACGCCGTCTACGTGGGCCGCATGAAGTACAACAGCAACCGCGAGGGCGCCGCGAGCGTCCGCGGCTACGTGTGGGGCAAGTCGTGCGCGCTCATCCGCGTCACCGACGACCCCTCGCCGCGCGAGACCGGCGTCTTCGCCAAGCAGTTCCAGTTCATGCAGCGCGAGACCCAGGTCATCGACGCGCCCCTCCCGGGCGTCCGCGGTGGCCAGTTCGTGAAGGTGACCGAGGCGCTCGATGAGAAGCTCGTCGCGGGCTCGTCGGCCGGTTATTTGTACACCACGGTGGTGAGCTGATGGCCCGCCGCGACCGCGATGCGTACCGCCGACCGGAGGCCCCGCAGCCTCCGCCTGCGGCCCCGCAGCCGGTCGCGGCGTCGCCTTCCGCCGCTGCCATGCTCGACGCCATCGAAGGCCCCTGCGGCCTCGGGGCGCTCCTGCATCAAGCTGCCCCTCTCCCGCCCCCTGCGCCGCCTGTGGAGCCCCCTGCGGCCCCACCGGCGGCGCTCCTCCGCCTCGTCGCCCTCACCCCCATCCACGGGGGGCGCATCTACGCCCCCGGCGACGAGATCCCCGCCTCCATCGCAGCACAGCTCTCCGAAGGCGAGCACTGGCACCGCGCACCATGAGCGAGCAGACCGTCATCGCCGTCGCGGCCGACGTGACCGCGCGCCTCTCGACGCAGGCGTACAACCGCCTGTACGCGAAGAACGGCGGCGGCGCGCCCGCGGACACCGCCTTCCTCACGCTCTGCCTGGCCGAGGCCAACAGCTACTTCCGCGCGATGACCCGCGCGGCCTTCCCCGATGGCGTCTACACGACCACCGATACCCTCGACCCGGCGCTCGTCGGATGCGTGGTCGACCTCTGCAACGACGTCGCGGCCTCGCGGCATTCGTCCTACGACGCGGAGAACGGCTACGCGCTCAAGGGCGCACAGGCCCGTGCCTTCATCAAGCAACTGAACCGCGACGCCGATGCGCGAGCCCCCGGGAGCGCCGCCGTGCGCCCCGTCCCCCGTGCCGTGAACAACAACCTCACCGACTCGTCGGGCGCGTACACGAACCCCTACAGCCGCGCCGCCGACCGTCGCGACGCCTCCGACTTCTGATGCGCTTCGTGGGCGTCGATGCGTGGCTCTCCGAGCTCGACGCGGCCCTCACCGAAGAGCTCGCGGCGGGCATGGAGCGCGCGGGCGAGATGGTTGCCGCCGAGGCTCGCGCGAATCACGACTACGAGAACCGCACCGGGCTCTTGGAAGAGCGGACGATGGTCGGCGGACCCGTCACCACGACCGCGAACCACGTCACGGTGCCCATCGTCGCAGACACCCGCTACGCCTCCTTCATCAAGGATGGCACCTCGCTCATTCGTCCTCGCCGCTTCCTCGCCAAGGCTGCGGAGCGCCGCGCCTCGGGCATCGACGCGGAGCTGGCCGTCGCCCTCCACCGCGCAGGCGAACGCGCCTCCCGCTGACCCATGACCGCCACGCTCTCGACCATCGACACGGCGCTCTACGCAGCGCTCGCGGCGGGGCAGCACACGGGCACGCCTACGGCGCTCCTCCCCTTTGCCCTCGTCGGCCGCTACGCGGGCGAGGTGAGCGAGGCGGGCATCGTCGACGCCTGCGCGCAGTATCCCAGCGCCTTCCTCCGCTTCGACGGCGGCGCCTCGACGCGCACCGTCGATGCGATCGAGGGCGTGGAAGATGCGGGGCTGGAGTCGTGGACTGTGCTCGTGTGCTTGGAAGAGCCGCGCGCAGTCGACGAAGCCGTCCAGGGCTCCTCGCCGCTCACCCCCGGCTTCCTCCCGCTGATCGAGCGCGTGCTTGAGCTCTGCAACGGGCTGGTGTTCGACGGCGCCTTTCGTGACCGCCGCGTCCGCGTCGCCGACTACGGCCGCCCGGTGCTCATCAAGCGCGGCGCTCTCTACGTCTACAGCGTGCGCTTCGAGACGCGCCGCCCGCTCCCTGCGCTCGCGCTGACCACCGCGCAGGCGGGCGACGGCCAAGACCTCACCGCCATCGCAGGCGACGTGAACCTCACCGGCACCGAGGACGCCGCGCCGAACCCGATCGTCTCCCTGATCGAAGAGTTCTGACCCCTCCCCACCGCACAGGACACCCCATGAAACACCCCCTTCACATCCGGGCGGTGGGCGACCTCCTCGCGCCCTACCTCGACGACGCCGGCCGCCCCGTCCCCGGCCGCTACGCGGGCCGCCACCGCAAGACCCGCGAGGCACTCCCCGAGGGCGAGGTGGTCGCCAACCACCCCGACTACCAGCGCCATCTGCGCCGCGGCGAGCTCGCGCTCGTCGTGCCGCCCGCCATCGCTCCGCTCGCTCCCTCCGCCAAGCACGCCACCTCGAAGGGGATTGACCAGTGACCACCGGACTCGCCGCCTCGCGCAAGACGCCGGGCATCTACCTCGCCGTCATCCTCGGCGGAGCGGGCACCTCGTCGGGCGACGCCCCGAAGACCATCCTCCTCCAGGGCAACCGCATCGGGACCGCCATCGCGGGCGCCGCTCCGACGCTGGCCGTCGCCGCGGGCACCATGGCCGACGCGACACCGACGTTCTGCGCCAGCGCCGACGACGCAGGCACCTACGCGGGCCGCGGGTCGGAGCTGCACAACATGGCCGAGGCCGTGTTCGCGCAGTACCCCGACGCGACCGTCTACCTCGAAGGCGTAGCCGAGGCCTCGGGCACCGCCGCCTCGCTGGTCAACACATTCGCGACGAACGCCAGCGCCGCGTTCACCATCCGCATCCGCGCCTGCGGGCTCTCCACGGACGTGAGCGTCGCTTCGGGCGACACCCCGACGGTGATCGCGACCGCGTGCGCCGAGGCCATCAACGACCTCGATACGCTGCCCTTCACCGCGCAGTTCCTCGCTGGGGTGCTGACCCTCACGGCCAAGCACGACGGCCCTCGCGGCAACGCGCTCACCTGCGCGTTCTCGTTCGTCAGCTCCTCGGGCACCGAGACGGTGATCACTACCACGAGCACGTCGAGCGGCGCGGGCACCACCGCCACGCTCTCGGGTGGCTCGCAGGTCTCCGGGGAGTACTGCTTCGCGAGCGGCGCGACGCAGGACGACTGGACCGCGGCCATCGAGGCCATCGCGAGCACGAAGTACGACCGCATCATCGCGGCCTGCACGGACGCCACGAACATCGACCTGCTCGCCGCGCACCTCGACAGCCTCGCGCTGGTGACCTCGCAGAAGCGGCAGCAGGGCATCGTGGCGACGGTCGCGGCCTACGCCACCGCCGTGACGCTCGCGACCGGCCGCAACAAGTCGCGCCTCCAGATCGTGTGGCACTACAACAGCCGCATCCCGCCGTGGGTGGTCGCCGCGCAGGTCGGCGCCGCTCGCCTCATCGGTGACAGCGCCGCGGGCGGGCGCCTCGTCGGAGAGGCCACGGACCCCGCCGCCAACCTCGACGGGCTCGAGCTCGTCAGTGTCACCGCGCAGAACACCGTCGCGGATCAGCCGACCGCGACGGAGATCGAGGGCGCGCTGAACAACGGCCTGACGCCGCTGGCTCCGAGCGCCAACCGCCCGGGCTTCGTCACCGTCGCGCGCTGCATCACCTCGCGGTCGCTGGCGTCGGGCGTGCCGAACTACGCGGTGCTCGACACCAGCAACGTCACCATCTGCGACCACGTCGCCGACGGGCTCAACAGTGAGCTCGCGTCCCTTTACGCGGGCTTCAAGCTCACCAGCGACTCCAGCGGCGGACTCCCGCCGCGCGCTCCGAACGTCACGTCGCCGGCGCTGATCCGCTCGGAGATCGCCCGCATCCTCACTGGCTACGAGGAGCAGGCGATCATCAAGGACGTCACGGCGAACCTCGCCCTGCTCACGGTCACCGCGTCGGCCACCCCCGGCCGCGTGGACTGCGAGATCCCGTGTGAGCCCATGCCGGGCCTCCACGTTCTCGGCGGCGACGTCCGCCAGCTCTCCTGATCGACTGACCCACAAGGAACACTGCAATGGCCGTCTACTCAGGACCTGGCTTCGTGATCGTGCGCGGGGTGCCCGTGCTTCAGTCGGACTCCGTCGAGCTCGACATCAAGAGCGGCAACAGCCGCGTCAAGACCCTGCTGCTCGGTGACGCAGGGCACTCCCCCGGCGCCGTGGGCGTCTCGGTCACCGTCTCCGGCGGCATCCCCCAGGCGGGGCTCGAGATCGACTGGCCCGCGCTCACCGTGGCGCAGACCGAGGTGCCGCTCGGCTTCAAGCTCGCGGGCAAGACCTACAACTGCGTCGGCGACATCTCCGACTGCAAGATGAGCAGCGGCGTCGACAAGGCCAACGTGCAGTCGATGACCTTCAACGGCCGCCTCGTGAACATCGTCTGATGAGCAACGACGGCCTCGACGGGTTCGTGAAGGACACCCGCACCCCGCTCGCGAAGGCGCTCGGGGACAAGGGCGTCGCCGTCCACATCCTCGACCTCTTCGACGGCACGGGCGCTCGCCTCGACGGCATCCCGCTCGCGCTGCGGGCGGTGCCGGAGAGCGTGCGCGTCAAGGCCGTCGCCGACGCGCTGCGGTTCTTGACGGGGCCGAAGTGCGGCATGAGCGAGGAGTATCTCTACGGCACGCCCGACGGCGCCGCGGAGCTCGGCCTCGAGACGAAGGTGCAGCTCCTCGCCGCAGCGCTCTGCGAGCCCGCCCCGCCGCATGAGCTCATCTGCAAGGACGCGGACGCACTGCGGGAACTGCTCGACGCCACGGAGCTCAACCAGCTCTTCGAGGCCTACGCGGACTGGCTCGCGAGCCGCAACCCGCTCGGCCAGGCGAAGAGCCTGGAGGAAGTCGAGGCGGTCCTGTCCGCGCTGGGAAAAGGGATGACCCCGCCCTCCCGGCTCATGTCCTTCGATTCCTCTACGCTGAGAAGTGCCCTGCACTCCTTGGCGTGCCAGCGCGAGAGGCTGACGAGCTCCAGCTCCTCGCCCTCGTCGCCCTCGACCGAGCCAGCCGCGACCCTCTGATGCGTCGCGTGCTCGGCCTCGACGCCTGACCCCATGAGCACCCTCCGCATCATCGCAGCCTTCGGGAGGCTAGCCCTTGTGCTCGCGCGTCTCGTTGCTCGCCCGCCGTCCTTCGGGGTCACGATCAACGGCCTCCCCTCGGGCCGCGTCTCCGTCCGCCGTTGGGTCGCCCTGCGGCTCGCGTGCGCGGCGATGTGGCGTGCCCTTCTGATGATCGGCCACGGCTGAGCCATGGGACGCGCCACTCTCATCATCGACGCGGACACCTCCGCGATCCGCCGCGCCATGGGCGAGATCCCGGGCATCACGCAGCGGGCGCAGGCGGTGATGACCTCGCAGGCCCGGCGCGGCGGGCGCGAGCGCGTCAGCATCGACCAGACCTTCGCGCGCGAGCACGAGAGCATCTCCCTACGCCTCGCCCGCGCGCGGGAGAAGGCTACGAAGGACACCGCCGCGAAGGAGAAGGCCGAGGCGCGCAAGGTCGTGCAGGCGGACGCGGCCTTCGCAGCACAGCGCGACAGCATCCACGCGCAACTCGCCCGGGCGAGGGAGACGCGCGCCGCCGCCGAGACGCGCCGCGAGGTCGCCGAGGGACGCAAGCGCGTTCGCGCGGACGCCGCCTTCGCGACCGAGCGCGACAACATCCACAAGCGCCTCGCCGCCGCCCGCGTGGCTCGCGAGCGTGCCGCGCAACGGGAGATCGACAGCCTCACCCGCGAGCGCCGCGCGACGGGCCGCGAGGTCGGCGGACAGGTGGCGAACACTGCCACGCAAGCCCTCACCGGCGCCCACGACCGGACGCAGGCGGCGCGGCAGACCGCGGCGGAGCGCACCTCCGCCATCAACACGGCGCTGGTCCAGCGCGGGACGTCGCAGTCGGAGAACGCGGCCGACAACGCGATGATCCAGGCGCGGTTGCGCGAGGTCCGTACGGGCGTCTCCCCGGAGATGGCCATCGCGGCCATCGCGAGCGCGCAGACCGCCGCCAACGCCCTCGGCGGGGACACCCGGCAGGCGCGGCGCGCGGGCATCGAGGCGACCCTGGGTGACGTGGAACTCGCGGGCGCCATCGACCCGACGAACGTCACGGGCATCGTGAACATGGGCGCCATCCTGCGCCGCCGCGTGGCCGACCCGGCGATGCGTCAGCGCATCCTCCGCGGCGCCGTGGGGACCGCGCTGGAGGGCTCCGTCGAGACGGATCAGATGGTGACGCAGGGCCTCCCCGGGCTCTTGCAGGCGATCAGCAGCGGCACCGCCAACGCGGCGCCGGCCGATCGCGACCGCATCACCGCGGAGATCGCGCAAGACTTCTTCGCCCAACTCCAGTCGCAGGCTGCGGGTGGGCGCACCGTGGGCGTCAGCGCCAACCGCACGAACACCGTCCGCACCGCGCTCTCCAACGCGCCTCGTCAGAACCGCCTCGGGCTCGCGCTCGCAGAGACGGCCCGCACCGGCACCCCAGAGCAGCAAGCGGCCTTCGCGGCTGCGTTCACGAAGAACGCGGCGGGGGAGTACGCGATGAACGCGGACGTGCGCGACACGCCCTCCAACGCGGCGCGCTTCTTCGGGACGATGTTCAACAACGATGCGGGCGCGCTCCGCAACGCGATGGGAGCCAACGGACTCGGCGGCGCGCGGCAGTTGATGAACATCCCCGATGTGGACGCGATCGCGTCGTACATGAGCATGACGAACGTCGGCGGTGTCCCGATGCGCGAGTACGACGCCGTCGAGCGGCTCAAGCGCGCGTCCCTCACGCCGGAGCAGGAAGCGACCATGCGCGCCACCCGCGCGACCGAGGATCGTACCCGCCTCATGCGAGAGCAGGAGGCCGCGGGGGCCGACGCTCGACGCCCGGGGCTCTTCACCCGCGCCAGCGACGCGCTGACCAGCTTCGCGACGGCGAACCCCATCACCGCCATGCTCGGCGGTAGCGCCGCCACCGCAGCCCTCGGCGCGGGCGCCAAGAGCCTCGGCGGGTGGGCGCTCGCCTCCATGGGCGGCGGCCCTGCGGCGCTCGCCGGGCTGGCTGCGGGCGCGGGTATGGGCCTCGGGTTCTACGGCGACGCCAAGGCCGCGGGCTCGGGTGTCGACGCGCAGGGCAACCGGCTCTCCACCGGAGAGCGCGCCTCGCGCGGCGTGGCCGCGACGGTGGCCGAGACGTTCTTCAGCGGAGCCGCGATCATCCCCCTCTTCCGTGAGCTCATCAGCGCCGTGGAGCGCATCGGGAGCGCGCCGGTCACCGCCACCGTGTCGCCGCACGACGCCGCGCACGCTGCGTCCTCTACGCCCCCCGCGGGCGCGCCCCGGGTGATGCGATGACTCAGCCCCTCGACACCCTCGCCGAAGCCACCTACGAGGCGCTCTCCTTCCCTGTGTCGGCGCTCTCCGTCGAGGGCGGCCACGACTTCGCCGAGCACACGGCCTACCTGCGCCGCGGGGCCGACATGGAGCCGTGCGGACAGAAGCCCTACAAGGGCAGCTTCACCATCCCATGCGTCGACACCCCGGCGTTGGTCGCGCGCTACGGCCCGCTCTTCCGCGCGCTGCGGGAGACGATGGTGCAGCTCTTCGAGGACACCCCCATTGGCGCCCTCACGCTCCCGGGGTACGACACCTTCACAGCCGCCATCACCGGATGGACGGGCGAGTTGTCCCCCGACAACCGAGCGGGCGTCGACCTCAAGGTGACGTTCACCGAGCATAACGGGAGCGCCTCGCTGCTGACGACGCCGTGGAGCGCGACGCCCGCGAACACCCCGGCAACGCTCGTCACGAAGGCAACGGACACGGACGCCGCGATGACGCTGGTGAGCGCCACGGCCGGCGCGTGGACGTCGACCGCGGACGTGATCGCAGAGCAGACCGCCGCGCTCGAGGCTGCCGCGCTCCCTCACAGCGCCGTGGCCGAGTGCTTCCGCACGATGCTCGCGCCCGTCGTCGCGAACCTCGTGCTCCCCCTCTTCGCCACCGCCAGCGCCAACGCGGCCACGGTGGCGTTGCTCGACCTGCGCGCGTCGATCTACGACCTCCGCAACCGCTACTCCCCGACGCTCTCGCTCTCGCGGCTCTACACCGTGCCGCGCACGATGGCGCTCTGGGAGGTGGCGCAGAGCGTCTACGGGGACGCCTCGTTGACCACGCTGCTGAACGCGGCGAACTCAGTCTCTGACCCGCTCTTCATCCTCGGCGGAACCGTGCTGACCATCCTCCCGAAGCCCTGAGCCGATGGCCACGCCGCACACCGTCGCCGTCACGCTCTCATCGGGCAGCGATGTCGACGTCTTCGACCGCTACACCATCACGCTCGACATGATGCGCGCGGGCAACCCATGGACCATCTCCATGTGGCGCTCCGCATTGGGCGTGCGTGAGGCGTCCTGGGAGGTGCTGCGTCGCGAGGTGAAGCTAGGGGAGAACGTCACCCTCTCCGTCGACGGCGCGGCGCAGATCACCGGGCGCATCGAGACGCTTCGCACCGCAGCCCCCGACGACAAGGGCGGGGCCACGATGGTCATCAGCGGCCGCGACCTCGGCGGGATGGCGATGACGTGGGACGCGGACCCGACTGTGCGCTTGAAGGGCCTCGCGCTGTCCGACGCGCTCACCGCCCTCTTCACACCGCTGGGCGTGTCCGTCCTCGTCACCGATGCCGCTGCTGCGCGCCTGGTGCAGTCGGGCACCAACCGCGCCTCGCTCGGTCGCCCCTCGCGCCCGCACGCCACGCACACCACCCGGCCGCACAGCCCCTCGCGCGGCGTCCACACGGCCCATGCGAGGCGTCGCGCGCAGCCCATCGACCAGAGCCACCCGCGCGCCGGGGAGAAGGCGTGGGCGCTCGCTGAGGAGATGTGCCGTCGCGTCGGCTTCCTCATGTGGGTCGCCCCCTCGGCGGCTGGTGGGCTCGCGGTCGTGGTCGACGTCCCGGCGTTCAGCACGGCGGACGTCTTCACCTTCGGCCGGCGCATCGAGAACGGCGTCGCCACGGGCAACATCCTGAAGGGCGCCGAGAACTTCTCCATCAAGGAAGTCCCCTCCGAGGTGAACGTCTACACGGGCTCGACGCGCGGCGACCTCGTCTCCAACCGCAGCCGCTCGCAGACCTTCAACGTCGGCGTCGAGACGACGGCGGTCAACCGCGGCTTCCTCGCTGACCCGATGCCCGCGCAGGTGCGGCACATCAAGAGCACCCGCTCTCGCACCCTCGCCGCGAGCGCGAAGGAGGGGGAGCGCGTCATCGCGGAGGCGATGGCCAGCTTTCGCCGCTACGAGCTCACCGTCCAGGGCCACGGGCAGACCGTCTCCGGGGTCGATCGCCTGTACGCGCTGAACACCATGGCGCGCGTGCGTGACGACCTGTGCACCTCGCCCGATGGCGCTCCGCTGGACGAGTCGATGCTCATCACCAGCGTCACCTTCGAGGGCGGACGCGCGACGGGCACGACGACGACGATGGTGCTCGTGCCGAAGGACTCCATCTCCGTGATCCCCCAGGAGTGACCCGTGGACGAAGATCCCATCGACGCCTTCAAGGTGCTCTCGCTCACCACATCGACCACGCGCCGCGTCCTCACCGCGCAGGTGGCCGGCGTCGGGAGCGAGGGCGCCGACGCCACGGCGGAGCGCTTCGACGGCGTCGAGGTAGCGCAGCCCGCGGGGCTCATGGCGTCGCCCGCCCTCACGGCCACGACCGAGGCGCTCGCGGTGCGTCGAGGGGATGAGCTCATCGCGCTCTTCCTGATCGACAAGGGCGCCACGGTGCAGCCGCTCGCCGCGGGGGAGACGAAGCTTCACGGCGTCAACGCGACGAACGCCGGGACCGTGGTGCACATCCGCGCGTCGGGGGCCATCGACATCACCAGCGCCAACAACGGGGCGATCAACATCACCGCGCACGGGACCGGCGACGTCGTGGTCAACGCCGGGACGAAGAAGGTCGCCGTGGTGGGCGACGTCACCACCGGGCACACGCACGCCTTCGCGCTGACGGCAGGGCCTTACCCGGTGACCGGGACCATCACCTCCGCCACGGACACCATCTCCACCGCCGCGGGCTCCGCGCGCTTCAAGGGCTGACACCATGGCGCTCAACGCAGGCGACGCGGGCTGCACAAGTGGTCTCGCGCTTCGCATCTACAACGCCATCATCGGCGGCACCAACACCGGCTTCTCCGCCTCACTGACGACCGATCAGGAGAACGCCATCAAGGCGCTCTGCTACGGCATCGCCTCGGGCGTCGTGGCCGAGATCCAGACGAACGCCAGCGTGACCGCCACCGCCCCCATCGACGCCTTCGGCGTGGGCATCCCCGCGGCGCCCGTCGCCATCCCCGGCGGTGTGACGTGACCGCGTATGCCATCACCCGCGCTCTCGGGGTCGACGGCGCGCCGACGCTCGACGCGCGGGCGACGTGGACCAAGGCCACCTCCCCGGCGCTCGAGCAGGTGCTCATCGCCCTCCGCACACAGATCGGGAGCGCGCCCGCGATGCCGGAGCTGGGCGTCGATTGGCAGCGCATCGACAAGCTCCGCACCTCGGCGCCCGCCGACACGGAGACCGCCATCAAGGCGGGCCTCGACTTCCTCGTGAGGGCCGGGACCATTCGCGACCTCAAGGTGAGCGCGAAGGTGTCCGCTGCCCGCGGGCACGTCACCTACACCGTCGACTTCTACGACGTCCGCCTCGCTGCTCGACAGACCACCGGCGCGCTCACCCGCAGCGCCTGACAGGACGCCCCATGGCTTTCACCGGACGATCGCGCGCCACCATCAGGGACAGCATTCTCGCGACGTGGAGCGCGGAGTACATCTCCGCGGGCCAGCGCCCGCTGCTCATCGCCCCGGGCTCCGATGCCTACCTCCAGGCGGCGGCGCTCGCGGTGATCCTCGAAGGACTCGAAGCGCAGGCCGAGAGCGTGTCGCGGGACATCCTCCCTGACCAGGCATCGCCCGAAGCGCTCGCGCGTCACGGCGAGGTGGACGGCGTGCCTCGGCGCTCTGGGCTGAGGGCGCGGCACACCGTCACCGTGTCGAGCGGCGTCGATGCGACGTACACGTTCCCCACGGGCGTCACGTACCGCATGGCCTACAGCGACGGCACGCTGTACACCGTCGAGGACAGCAGCGTCACGATCGCGGCGGGCACCGGCACCATCACCGTCACCGCGGCGGACATCGGCGCCGACCCGACCCGCACCGTCGGCAACACACTGACCTTCGTCTCCGCACCCACCGGGCTCAACAGCACCGGCACTGTGGCGTCGGTCGCGACCCCCGGGACGGACCTAGAAGACATCTCCTCGTGGGCCGCGCGCATCATCGCCCGACGCCAGGAGCGCCCCGCGTCGGGCAACCGCGCCGACTGGCAAGGATGGGTTGAGGACTACACCGGCACCACCATCACGAGAGCCTACGTCTACCCGCTCCTCGCGCCTCCCGCGTCGTACCCGGGCGCAGGCACCCCCGACACGCCGGGATGCGTGACCGTCGTGGCGGTCGGCCCCGCGCAGGGGGACGTCCTCACGCACCTGCGGGTGGTGCCTGTCGACGACGGCGGCACGCATACGGCCGGCGCGGCGCTCACTCGCATTCGCGACTACATCGAGGGTGACCGTACCGTCGCAGGCGTCGCAACCGACGACGGCACGATGCTCCGGCCGGTGACGATGGTCGCGGCCAATGCGGCCGTCGAGGCGATCAGCGAGGTGACGCAGAACGTGGTGCTCTCTTGCGCCATGACCGCAGCCAACGCGTTCCCGTGGGTGGGCGGCATCGCGATCATCCTCAGCACCGACACCACCATCAAGGTGACCGGCGACTACACCGCCCTCGAAGGGCTGCGCGCGCTCGTTTTGCCTGCAACGCCCACAGAGCGCGGCGGCTACCGCGCCGTGACGCTCGGGACGCCGAACTTCGCGGCGGGCGACACCACGTTTACGCAGGCCACGGGGCAGGAGGTGGGGTTCCCGACGGGCTCGATCTACCCGTGCCCGCCCAACTGGGGGACGATCCGCGACGACGTCTTCACGCACTTCGACGCTCTCGGGCCGGGGGACACCACCCCCGCCTCGCGGTGGCCCGCCGAAGACGTCGAAGCGCGTGCGACGCTCTACCGCACCGGGCTCGCGGCCGACGTCATCAACGGGGCGCAGTCGCCTGCGGTGGCGACCGGCGTTCTCTCCTGCACGGTGACGACCCCGGGCACCGACGTGACGCCTGCGGCCAAGACCGTCGTCATTCTAGGGACGTTGCTGGTGACGCCGTAGTCACTGGCAGCGGCCGTTCCTGCACACCAAAACGCTGACGCAGGCGTTGCCGCAGCGCCCGCAGTTCGCCCTGTCTTCGGTGAGGTGCGCCTCGCAGCCGTTGGCGAACATACCATCGCACTCCGCGTATTCCGCGAGGCAGGTGTAGACCGCCCGGCCGTTGGTGCAGGTGCATTCCCCATGCGCCACCCTGCACCGCTCACACGCCGCCACGTCCCAGGCGTAGGAGCCATCGGGGAGCGCGGGCCACTGAACATCGACCACGTCGGGCGCGTCGGTCCCGCCGTCGACCACATCCATCCCGCCAGCGTCCACCGTCACCGCGTCGAGCTCGCCCGCGTCCACCGTGGGCCTATCTTCGCCTGCATCGACCACTGCTCCGCTGTCCGTTCTTCCGGCGTCGGGAGCGCCCGCGTCGTCCACGACGCACGCTCCTGCCACGCACGACGTCCCGACCCCGCAGGCCCCGCCACAAGGGCCAGCGTCGGGCAGGAGTACAGGCTCCGCGGAGCAACCGAGGGCGAGAGCGAACAGAGCGAGCGAGCTACATCGTGTCGTCAAAACTGCCATTCAAATAGCCCTCTTCGCAGTTCAGGATGAACCCACCCGGCGGGTGAGCGTGCGGATCGTCGCGGGGATCGAGAGTTCTCGCGAGCGTTCGACTGATGAAGCCGTGCAGGGCCGCGCATCGAGCCCAGCGCATCCCGGGTCCGAATCCGCCATCCGCGCACGCCGCGTTGGCATCGTCCATGATGGTTTCGCAGCTCGGGACTGGATCCACGTCGATCGGGCCGATGCGGACAGTGCGCGCTGTCCCGCTCGCATCCGAGACGAAGTCCAGGATGCATCGCCGGAGCGGCGTGCGGCTGCACACCTGGAATCCGATCCGCGACTTGTAGGCGACGACGTGCTCCAGCGGCCTGAGCGTCGTCGTGGCCGGGTCGGGCCTTGTGGACGTGAGGAGCGTTCCTAGGAAGCACCACCCGGCGAACAGCAGTGCCACGCCAAGGAACACCCGGAACGCGACGCGTCTACCGCTTGGCGCGGCGCCGCCCATCGCGGCGGGCGGGGCTGGCGGCTGTGGCTCCGGCGGCGGGTCGTAGGGCATCAACATCCCCACAACGCTACGCCCGCCGGGGGAGGGGCGGTCAACGGCTACGGGGCTTCGCCCTTCGCGCCGCGCTCGGTCAGCGCCCGCGCCACGATGGCGCGCACGACCGCCGTGCGGTTCCACTGCGGCCCCGTGTTGCCCTCGTTGAGGCGCTCTGCCCACCCGTCGAGCGACGCGAGTTGCTCCGGCTCCAGCAAGACGTACAGGGCTCCGCTTCGGTCACGGGCGGGCTTGGCGGACTTCGTAGCAGGCTTCTTCGCGGGCATGACGGCGGAGCCTAGCCATGAGCTAGCTACTACGCAAGGCGAGCAAGAAACGACAAGCGATGTCTTGACCGTGTCTAGACACTGACCTAGGCTCTCTTCACCGGGGCATGGAGCCCCGACGGAGGGAACCATGCTCACCACCATCGCCTGCCTCACCATCGGCCGCCTCAGCTTCGACGCCCACCAGGAGCGCGCCCGCTGGGCCGAGCTCGCGGCCTGCCCCGTCTTCAACGCTGCCCTCGACGACGAGCGCGCGGCCTTTCTCGCTTCGGTCGACAGCGACCGCCCCGGCCCGGTGTCCTGTGGCGTCTCCAGCCTGCGGGCGGTGGCGTGATGACCACCACGAAGACCACGGCCACTGCGGCCGACCGGCGCACCGCTCGCTTCGTCCACAAGATCGACCGCCAGTGGCAGAAGGGCGCCCCCGCTCCGATGCCCAAGCACTGGCGCACGGTCTGCGGCCTCGCGCTCTCGATGGCGCCCCGCAGCGCCGCCGACCCGAAGTTTCACCGCGCCCTCGTCGCGGCGCTCCGCTTCGCGACGCCCCGGCGGACGGAGCAGACCCGCGACGTGCGCGAGCTCGATGAGTGGTCGCGCGACCCCCGCAACGTCGCCGCCCTCGCGGTGGACCTGCTGCCGGTGATCCGCGCCCACGCTCGGGCGTGACTCAAGACCTACCCCGCACGGCATTCCGTCGAGCGACGTACCGAAGCGCGGCCGTTGCCGCGTGGCCCACATAGAACGGCCCGCCGACGCTCACACGTCGCACGGGCCAGCCATCACAGGACGACCCTCCCATGACGACTCACGATCAGAACCACGATCAGCAGCCCGAAGGCAAGGAGGTCCCGCTCGACGTCGAGCCGGTGGCCCCCGGCCGATGGATCGCCCACCTCCCCGGTGGCATCAACCTCCCGCTGTCCGCCGAGGGCAGCGACCACAAGCCGCGCGTGCGTGACCTCGACCTCGCCGCGTGGCTGGGCTTCGAGCGCCCTCGCAAGGTGCGCGAGCTCATCAAGCGCATGGTCAAGGAGGGCAAGCTCCGCGCTCTCGACGTGCGCCCCACGGTGGGGCGCTCGCAAACCCCGACGGGCGGCACGCGCGAGATCATCGTCAACGAGTTCTGGCTCACCCGCGAGCAGACCCTTCTCGTCGCAACGCAGTCCGACACGCCCCGCGCGTGGGAGCTGACCGAGCTCATGGTGCGGGTGTTCGACGCGGTGATCGACCGCCAGCGCCCGTCCGCCCCCGCCCCGGTGGGGCTCGACCCGGAGATGGCCCGCGCCATCGCTGCTTCGCTCGCGGTCGTGCCGCAGCTCGTGGCGCAGGTCGCCGCCATGAGCGCCGAGGTCGCCGCCCTGCGCGCCGACGTCTCCACGGGCGTTGTCGGCCCGGTGGTCGCCATGACGGAGATCGTGACGCCCCTCCGCCGCGTCGCCGCCCTGCGGGCGCAGACGAAGCGCGCCCTACGCTCCGAGCGTCGCCGCGCCGAGAACAAGCTCCGCTCCATCCTCGGGCACCACGGCCCGGGGTCCGCGTGGTCGATGCTCCCGCGTCGGCTCCTCGATGTGGCGCAGCGTCAGCTTGCGATGTGGCTCGACGGCGCGATCGACGTGCACGCCGCCAACCTCCGCGCGAACCAGGGGCGCTTCGCCCTCGCCCCCTCGACCAACTGACCCGACCGCCGCGGGACTGGCCCCGGGTTCCGGGGTCAGTCGTCGCCCTCTTGCGCTCCCACCATTCGGACATCCACCCTCTCTAGCAACGGCATTCCTGCGCCCTCCGCGCGGCCTGACACCTCATGGCGAACGTCATCCAGCCTCTGCCCACGAAGGAAGGCGCCATCGGGGACATCGCACGGATGCACCTGCGCCTAATGGGGCCTGCGTACCCGGCGGCGGATCTCAGCACCAACGCGGCCGACGCCGTGGCGCTCGCGACCGCGCTGAGCGACTCCCGCGACACCAACGTCAACTCGCTCGCGGAGGCGTTTCCTCGCGACGCCACCGCCCTGTTGGATGGATGGGAGACGATGCTCGGGCTCCATGTGAGCTCGGGCCGTCTCACGACGACAGAGCGCCGCGCCGCGCTTCTCGCCCGATGGCGCACGCGCTTCTCCGGGTCGCCCGATGCGATCATCAGCGCCCTCACGCCGCTCAACAACGACGTCGCGCCGACGATGCGCGAGACGGCTGCCATCGACTCGCACGCCAACCCGCCAAGGGTGTTCGCGTTCACGATCTACACCGCGCGCGACCCCAACGACGCGCCCACCATCGCGCCCCTCGCCAGCGTGGTCGATGTGATGAAGCCCGCGCACACCAAGGCGGTGTTCACGTCGAAGCAGATGGTCGGCTTCTACTGCAACGACGCCGCCTCCCTCACGAACAACACGGTGCTCTGATGCAAGCTGTCCAGACCTACGTCGCCAACCAACAGATCCTCGCGGCGGAGCTGAACGACATTCAGACGCGCGCCGCGGGGCTGGTGACCGCCAACTCCAACAACACGCACACCACGCTCGGGGACGGCGTCGTCATCGTCGAATGGATGTACGACACCGCGGACTTTGCCACGGGCACGCTGGTGAAGATCGACGGTGCGACGGACTACCGCGACCGGATGCTGACGGTCGCGTGGAGCGTACCGTCGGGCTCGGATCAGGAGCCGGGTGGCGTCAACGACTACCTCCTCGACTACGACCTCGTGATGCGCCGCGGGTACACCGGGACCGGCGCGCTCGGAGCGGCGTCGGTTGCCGTCTCCGCAGGCGTGCCGCCCGTCCCCGCATCCACGACGTCATGGGCCATCCAGGTCATCACGAACGTCTGGCTCTACGCCGACCCGACGACCGGCTCGCTCTACCTCTACAACGACACGGGCGTCGCGATCCGCCGCCCCACGCTGACCGTGCACGCCACCGCCAAGACCGGCAAGCGCCCGTAGCCCTCCACCGCCTCCACCGCCTCCACCGCACCCCATCGCGACGCCGCACGGCTCGCAAGAAAGCACTGCCATGCCCAGCTCATTCGTGACCGCCGCAGGCCTCGACGACAACAACACCTTCACTGGAGCCAACACGTTTACGGGCACCGTGACCTTCACCGGCGCCACCGTCGATGAGGGCTCGCAAGCCATCGCACCTGCCGTGTCCGCGTCGGGTACGCCCACGGTCCCGCTGACCGTGACCGCCGCCGCCGACCTCGCCATCACCACGACGGTTGAGTCGCCCTCGGTGTACCTCAACCTCAGCGCCACGCGGACCTGGGCCACCGGCGCCATCACGTCGCAGCGGGCGTTCAAGGTCGCCGCGCCCACCTACGCCTTCGCGGGTGCGTCCACCATCACCAACGCCGCGACGTTCTACATCGACGCGGCGCCGACCGCGGGCACCAACGCCACCATCACCAACAGCTACGCGCTGTGGGTGGACGACGGCGCCTCCCGCTTCGACGGTGCGGTGATCGCCGGGACGGTCGGACCCACCGCCGCGCAGCAGCACACGCTCCCGGCCATCGCGTCGGGCACCGTGGCGCTCCTCGAGGCGGCGCAGTCCGTCAGCGGGGTGCAGACCTTCACCGCCGCCCCGATCGTCGCCCCCACCGCGTCGGCTTCGGGCACCCCCGCTGCGGCCCTCGCGGTCACCGCCGGCGCGGACCTGCTCATCACCGCGGGCACCGAGGCACCGAGCGTCCACCTCAACCTCTCTGCGACGCGGCAGTGGGCCACGGGCGCTCTCGCGGCTCAGCGGGGCGTGGTCATCACCGCGCCCACCTACGGCTTCGTCGGCGCGAGCGTCGTCACGCACGCGGCCACCGTCAACATCGAGGGCGCTCCCATCGCGGGCGCCAACGCCACGTTCACCAACGCGTACGCGCTGCTGGTGACCGATGGGCTCGTGAAGTTCGGCGGCGCGCTGCTGCTCGGCTCCACGCTGACCGTCGGGTCGAACGTCCTCGTCGGCACCGTGGCCGACAAGCTCAACCCCGTGCACCTCGCGCACGCAACGCAGGCCACCGGCGATCTGCTCGTGGCCGATAGTGCGACCACCATGGCGCCGCTGCCCGACGTGGCCGTGGGGCAGGTGCTCAAGAGCGGCGGCGTCGGTGCGGCTCCGGCCTACGGCGCCATCGGCGGCACCACCGCCGCCGCGGCTCCGACCGCCACCGCCGAGGCGTTCGCCGGGACCGGCTTCGCGACCGCGGGGCAGGTGGTCACCACGACGGACAACCAGACGATGACGCTCAACGAGTGCGCTGGGATGTGGCTCATCACCGCGACCCAGGCCCCGTGCCTCATCGTGAGCAACACCGCCGTCACCGGCGCTCCCGCCGTCCTCACCGTCTACGGCCTCGCGCCGACCACCGACGCGGGTACGTACAAGATCCTGCGCGGGGCCTCGCACACGCACGGCGGCACCGGCCTGACCTGATCTCCCACCGGCGCACGGCGCGCAGCCCCGGCGCTCGCGCCGTGCGCTCCCTCTCCTGCTGACCTCCCCTCCCCGGAGCCCCCATGGCCAAGATCCCCACCATCGGCCTGCGCGCCGCGTCGTACTCGCTCACCGCCTCGCTCGCTACCGTCGTCGGGACCGCCGCCTCGGATGCCGCCAACGCCACGTCGGGGGCGATCAAGCTCGGCTCGCTCCAGTACGCGCGCCTGGTGTGCCAGTACGCGCGCAACGCTTTGAGCATCACCGGCGCGCCGGTCTTCGCGGTGGACGGGTCGATGGACTCGCCTGACACCGCCGCCGCGAGCGTGGCGAGCTGGGTGCCCATCTACATCCTCGACGGATCGAGCTTCGCCACGGGCGCCATCGACGGCTACCCCGAGGCCTTCGCCGCGCTCCCGACGGCCACCGGCACCACCACGCGCGGCACGCCGCTCTGGGACGTGCGCGGGTACCACTGGATGCGCGTCCGCATGACGGACGTCGACACCACCGACCGCGGCGCCGTGACCGTGCTCACGATGGGCGGTGAGACGTGAGCGGCATCGATCCGAACGGCGGCGGCGCGCTCGTAGCGCCGGGCGTGGGGCCTGCTGGCCCGACGGGAGCGACGGGCGCCGCGGGTGCTACCGGGGCGACGGGCGCCACCGGGCCTGCGGGGCCTGCGGGGCCTGCGGGCGCTGGCGGCACCTACGGCGCGGGCACCCTCGGCGCGGCTCCGGCGTCTCCCGCGGCGGGTGACTCCTTCCTCGCCACCGACCACGACGCACTCCTGTGGAGCGCGGTCGCTGGGACGTGGCGCGTGGCCGGCGCCGACCGCCTCGGCGTCACCCTCGGGCCGATGACGGCGGCTGCGGCCTACACGGTGTCGGGCATCGTCTCGGCGTCGCCGGGTACCGCCGTCGGGCCGACGCTCGCGGGTGGGCAGAGCATCGCCGTGGGCTTCCACCAGGACTCCGTGCCCGCGACGGAGCAGATCCTCGCGTCGTACCAGAGCTCGGGCAACGGGTGGATTCTCGGCGTCAATGCGACGGGCAGCAGCGGCTACCTGTACTTCCTCCGCACCGGGATCACCGGCCCGGGTGCGGTCGCCAAGGTCGAGCTCGGGACGCAGGCGGTGGTGACCGGCGGCAACACGATCGCCCTCGACATCGCAGCCGATGACCTGAGCTTCACATGGTCGCTGAACGGCGGCGCGGCGGCGACCATTGCGACGTCGGGCACGTACACCGTCCCCGCGAGCGATGCCTACTTCATCCTCGGCAACTACCAGTTGGCGGCTGTGCCGTGGATCAACGGCTCCCTCGCGTGGGCGCAATCGTGGTCGACGCTCCTTGGCGACGCAGGGCTCGCGACGATGAGCGGGGCCTACGCCTCGCTGATCCCGGGCAGCCCCGGCGCGGCGACGTGCACCTACGCCTGGCTGGCGTCGCGGGCTCCCGCTGGCGTCGCGCAGCACGAGGCCATCGGCAACGCCACGCCCCTCACGATCAACGGCGTCTCGACGATGCGACGGGTGCGGAGGCTGTGAGCGACCACGCTCCCTCTCCCTGGTGGGCAGTGCTCCTCGCGGAGCTCACCGCGGCCGGCATCGGCGGCCACGCGATCGAGTCCCTCTCCCACCTCCCTGGCTGGGTCGGTGGGCTCATCGGCGGCGCCGTCGTCGGCGTCACCCTGCGGCTCTTCGGCCCGACGCTCGATGTGCTCGGCAACCGCATCAGGCACAGCCTCACGCCGCCCGCGCCCGCCCCCGTCGCCGCGCGCTCTCGCTCCATCCTCGTCGTCGACGACCACGACGGCTGCCGCCATCTCCTCGCCGCGATGCTCCGCGAGGCGCTGTCGCTGCCGGTGTACGAAGCGCGCAGCGGCGCGGAGGCCCGCGGGATCATGTCGCTGCACCACTGCGGCGCGGTGCTCTGCGACCTGATGCTGCCCGACGAGCTCGGCGCCGACGTCCTCGCGGCCATCGGCCGCAAGGGTGACGTGCTCATGAGCGGCGTGGCAGAGGCCGACGCGCTCGACACGGCTGCTCACAAGGTGGGCGCGGTCGCGATGCGGAAGCCCATCGACCGCGCACGCATCGTCGACCACATCACCGCCGCGCTCGGAGCCACGCCATGAACGCCGCTCTCGATACCACGAAGCTCCGCGGCGGGCCGATCCAGCGGTACGGCGGGAAGGGCACCAATGCCCAGAAGATCGTCCCGCACTTCGCCCACGCGACCACCTACGTCGAGGCGTGTATGGGCGCAGGCAGCGTGTTCTTCCGCGTGCCTGCCGCCGCTTACCAGCGGCGTGCGGTCAACGACATTGACGATCGGCTCGTGACGTTCTTCCGCGTGCTGCGCGACCGCCCCGAAGACCTCGTGCGCGCGTGCTCTCTCACGCCCTACTCACTGACGGAGTTCACGGCGGCACTGGCGCGTTCCGAAGACCCGCTGGAAGAGGCGCGGCGCGTGTGGGTCCTTGGGCGGCAGGCGTTCGCGGGGATCGCCCGAACACCCGGCAATTGGGGCCGCACCCTCAGCCACGACACCGCCGCGGGCGGGTGGGGGCCGTCGGGCGCCACCACGAAACTCGATTCGCTCCACCTCTATGCGCGGTCGATGCTCAATGTGGCGATCGACTGCATCGACGGCGCAGCATTCATCGAGAAGTGGGGCCGTAAGGGCGCGATGGTTTACGTCGACCCGCCCTATCTCCCCGAGTTGATGGCTTGTGGCGGGGGCTACCGCCACGACGCGTCCACCGAGGATCACCATCGCTTCGCCGCCGCCTGCCGCGGGGCGGTCGAGCGTGGCGCGCGGGTGTGCGTCAGCGGGTACGCCTCCGACCTCTACAACGACATCTACGCGGGCTGGCGTCGCGTCGACTTCGACGTGCCCCTCAAGAGCGCCCGCCACACCCGCGGCCAGCGCCGCACCGAATCACTGTGGATGTCCTACCCCGCCTCCGAAGAGATCGGCGCGGGTCCGCTCTCGCTCACTGAAGGAACCTAGTCATGCAACACGCCCTCGACCTCGCGCGGCCCTACTGGCCGTTGATCCTCGCCCTCATCGTCTGGCCCATCGTCGGCGCCGCCCTGTCGTGGTGGCTGTGGTGGGACACCCCCGAGCATTGGGACGCCTACGCCAAGGCCCACCCCGGCCGCGCGCTCATCGTCCGCGCCATCCGCACCGTCTCGCCGCACCTCCGCAAGCTCGTCGTCGCGTGGCGCGAGTACGCCGCCGCGCGCTCCTCGCTCCCGCCGCTGGGCATCGCCCTCCCTGCGGAGAAGCAGGGCGCGCTCGACGTCCACGCCACCCGCGCCCCCGAGCCGCCGCACCCGACGCCCGCGGACGGCGTGGCCTTCGACGCGCAGCGCCGCGTCATCGGCGCGGTGACCGTCGACCCGCGCAAGAGCGAGCCGCCCTTCGACCCGCACGCCCGCCAGACCGTCGTGCCGCCGATGCGTGACGACGGGCAGCGGGGGAGCGTCGACCTCCCCGGGCTGCTCACCTGCATCGTCGCCGCGATCCTCGCGGGCGCGCTGCTCGCGGGGTGTCCGCGCAACCCTCCCGTGAGCGGCTGCCAGCCCGAGGCGCAGACCTGCATCAACGACCGCCCCCACGTGTGCAGCGCGTCGCAGCGCTGGCACGTCGCGGGGAATCTCCTGTGCTCGCAGGTAGGCGGGGTCTGCACCGTCCTCGGCGGGCGCGCGTACTGCGGCCCCGTGACCGATGCGGGCGCTGCGGATGCGTCGGAAGGGGGTGCGCTGTGAGCGCTGGCATCGCCGCGGATCGCGGCTTCGACTTCGGCACCGCCCTCGCCTTCATGCGCCGGGGCATCCGCGTCCAGCGCGCCGGGTGGAACGGCAAGGGGATGTGGATCCGCTACGTCGACCTCTACAACGATCGCGAGTTCGCGCTCCGTGAGGGCGCGGCGGCGATCGGGACGTGGCTCCCGTTCATCGCGATGAAGACCGTCGACTGCAAGCTGGTCCCGTGGCTCGCGTCGCAGACGGACATCCTCGCGACGGACTGGTCCGCGCTCGACGACGAGGTCAGCCGGTGACCATCGACCTCCGACGCACGGTGCCCCTACGCATCGTCGAAGACCTCCCCGACCACGATCCGGCGACGCCGGGCGACGCGCAGCCGCTGGTGAACAGCGAGCGCGAGCCCGCGGGCTTCATCTTCGCGTGCCCCGGCTGCGGGTCGCAGTCGCACCTCCCGGTCGGACCGCGCGCGGGAGGCCCGTCGTGGACCGTCACCGCGGGCGATCCGCGCACCGGCGTCGGGCTCTCGCTCTCCCCGTCCATCCACCACGCCGCGCCGCACGGCTGCGGCTGGCACGGCTACCTCACCGCTGGAGTCCTCCGCCCATGCTGACCCTCGACGTCTCCGAAGCCCTCGGCGCCCACCTCGCCGCCAAGCACGGCGCCCTCGTCGTTACACCCGACGATGCGCCCGCGGTCGCCGCACGCGCGATGCTCTCCGCGCTCGCCCGCGCCGTGCCCGCCCTCGCTGGACTCGCCGCGGAGCTCGAGGTGCGCGCCAGCCGCGTCAGTGTCACCGTGCCCACGCCCGCCGGGACGGTGATCGTCCTCTCCCCCGCCGCCGTGGCCGACCCGCTGCGGTACGCGATGACGGTCAGCCACGAGTTCCAGCACGACAAGCAGCTCGACGAGGGCGGCGCCGTCCGCACCTCCATCGACTACGTGGCCTCCCCCGAGCTGCGCGCCCGCGCCGAGGCCGATGCCTACGCGGTGGGGCTCTTCGTCGGCTACCTGCTGACGGGGATGCTCCCGACGCTCGACGGGGCGCTGGCGTCCCTGTCGAGCGAGACCTACCACCTCGCGGCCGACGAGGTGGCGCTGGGTCGGGGCGTGCTCGAGTCGCACCTGACGACGATGGCCTCTGGGCTCTGCCCGCCGCTCACGATCGCCGTGGACGTGCTCGCGTGGCTGCGGGCGACGCACCCCGAGCTGATCGAAGCGGGGGCGTTCCGGTGACGCTCGACCTCGTCGCGGCGCCCTTCCTCGGGCGCTCGCCGCGCGTCTCCCGTGCCTTCGGGGCGAAGCTCGCTCGCGTCGAGGCCGCGCTCCGCGATGTGTACCTCGAGGAGATGCTGACCCTCCCCGCGTCGGAGCAACCGACGTTCGTCGCGTGGCATGGCGTGCGCGGCGTCGGGGGCTACCGCGAGGGCGCGGGCTACCACGGCAAGGGCCGCGCGATTGACATCAACTATTCGCGCAACGGGTACGCCGTCTGCGCCACGCACACCGCCCGCGGGCTGGTCTACGGGGGCGAGTCGGCCGGCGCGAAGCTGCCCGGGGTCCGCAAGACGTTCATCGCCGCCTGCGGCCGGGCGTGCGCCGCCGCTGGGGTGCTCTGCGACCTCAGCGCCCGCCGCGCTGGCGAGAGCACCGCGAGCGTGTGGGACCGCTGGCACGTCGTCTCCGAGGCGGTGCGGGTGTACCTCGCGCCGTACTTCCCCGCGGTCGACGATCTCGACGCGGGCGAGGCCGACACGCTGCCCGGGGTCACGATCCCAGCGCAGGTGATGGCCGACTACCAGGCGCTCCGGGTGCCGCTCGTCGTGGGCCAGCCGGTCGCCCGCCCGCGTCTGACCCGCAACCCGGCGAAGGGGCTGATGGACCTGCGCCGCGCGGTCGTGGTCGCTCTCTGCGACGTGGGCGGAATGCGGTGGGGCGGCTGTGACTTCGGGGCTGCGTCTTCCGCGGACCTGATGCACTTCGACGACGCCAGCCGCATCCCCAGCGGGGCCGTGTGACCTCCCTCGACGCCCACCGCTGGCTCCCCACCGGCCCGCGGTCGCACACCTGCGCCCGCTGCCACCGCAGGCGCCTCGCCGATGGGCACTGGCGTGCGCCCGACGGGGCACCGGGCGACGGCCCGTTGCCGCCGTGCGACGCCCCGGGGGCCGCGTGAGGCGGGCGCTCGCTCGCGCCCTCGACGTGCTGCTCTCGCACGGCCCCGTGGAGCTGCTGCGCCGCATCGGCGACGCACTGCTCGGGTGGGCCTTCCGCGGCTGGTGGCCGTGATACGCTGACGCCTTCCGGGGCCGGGGCCGCCGCGAGGTGGCCGCACTGCCCCGGCGTTCTCTTGACGCGCGGGCGCGAGCGCGGTGTGATGCGGGCTACGCGACAGACGGCCCTCGTGCCGCTATGCCACCGGGAGCGGCGCACCGGATCGGCGAGAGAGCCCGCGCGGACCGATGCGCCCGCGTGCCACCTCGGAGGCACCTCATGTGACCGCGCCCTTCTGCCAAATCGTCGACCGTCACCGCAGGGCGTGCCCGAGCGACCACGGATCGACCCGACGCGGCCGGAGCCCGCGCACCGAAGCCCCGTCGCTCACCCCGGCGGGGCTTCGTCTATTTTGACGACCCGCACCACGATCGGGTCGAACATCACGAGCCGACACACGGCGTCGAACAGCAACCGCTGCGTATCGGCCGCGTGGAGTAGCGCCGCCGCCTGCTCACGGGTCATCGCATCGCCGGGGTAGACGTGCGCCGCGGGCCATTCGGCCACGGGTAGCGTCATCACCAAGCCGCGACGCTCGCACTCTCCGGCAAGGCGCTCGCAGTCGGCCCGCAGGCCATCGAAGCACCGCAGCCACGCATCGTCAGCGCCCTGGATGTACCAGCGCGCTGCCGCCATCAGATGCGCGCTGCGCCCGCACTCGCGCACGACCTCCGCGGGGATGTTGCGCTCCCGCTCCCGCTCGATCCGTGCTCGCTCTTCGTAGTCCATCATCGCCTCCATCCTACGCCCACCTCCCCGCAGCACCGTCGCCCTGACGGCCCCGCTGCCCACCGCCCCGCGTCCTGCGGCGTGCGGCTCTCCCTACCCTCCCCGTGCCGCGCGCCAGAGCGCCTCTTCGTCGTCGAGACCCTTGCGCTCAGCGAGCATCGTCGCCGCGTCGTGGTGCCGCTCGCACACAGGCACCGTGCCGCCGTCGAGCGTTGGCCAGCGCCACGACCCGACGCCCGTGCACCCGCCGACCACGCACCCCTCGACGGGCCGGGGCACCGTGGCGAGGTGATCGCGCGCCCACTTCACCGCGGAGCGCAGGCGCCGCCCCTCTTGCGGGTAGTCGACGCCCTCGCCCAAGCGCCGCACGGCCGAGTCGGCCAGCGTCCGCAGCACCTCATCCATCGTCCAGTCGTCGCCCATCACCGCCTCCACCGTCCGATCAGCCACGCCACCAGCACCCGCCCGGTGCGCTCGACGGCGCGGCGCTCTGCCTCGACATCCTCGCGTGCCTGAGCATCGACGATGGCCTGCGAGTACCGCAGCACCTCCATCTCCGCCCGCGACGGGATGCGTCGCTCCGGCGTCGCGGCCACCTGCGCGCGGGAGAGTCGGCGGCGCTGGGTCACGGGGTCACCGCGTCGAAGATCAGCCACCCCTCAACCGGCCGCGTCCAGTCGATGGGCTCGCCGCGGAGCTCGGCCGCTCGCGCTGCCCGCTGTGTCGCGGCGTAGGCCTCGCCGCTCACTACCCCGCCGCGCGACAGGCGGGCGCGCAGCACCTCTCGCGCACGCCACACGTCATCGGTCGCCCGGACGCACCGCGAGCGCCCGCAGTCGGGCGAGTCCTCCGTCCCGATGCTCCATGCGACCGCAGCGCGGCGGCACCACGTACACCTCACCGCCCACGCTCCCGCGCCGCATCGGGCGCCGTGACACTCGCCGCAGCATCCCGCGCCTCGCACTCCGCGCACACCCACCAGTCGGGCGGCAGGTGCTCCCACCGCAGCGAGAGCGCCGTCTCCGCGTCGGGGGCGGTAGCGCCGCAGCGGCGGGCGCAGGTGACGGGGGGCCTCACGACTCGCACCCCGCAGCGCGCCGACGCTCCACGATGCGCGGCAGGTAGAACGCCGCTCGCCGCCGGAGGTCCGCGACGATCGTCCGCACCACGTCGGCCCGCGGGTCATCCGCGGCGAGGCGTTCGGCCTCGCGGTCGTAGTCATCGGCGAGGTCAACGAGCGTGCCGTAGGCGGCCTTCCACACGTCGTCACGCGAGGGCATCGGGCCGTAGTCGTCGCTGTCCGCGAGGCTGCACCCGGGCTTGTGCTGCGCGGCGCGCGGCCCCGCGATCTCCTCGCGCATGACGAACACCCCGCACTCACGGCAACTGCCGGTGCCGACGATGTGCTCAATGTCGCACTCGCGGCAGCGCCCGCCGGGGGACGTGCTGCGTGCTCCCGGTTCGTCGCAGTCGACGCACGGGGGCCACTCCTCGGGGCGGGAGGTCACCGCCCACCCCCGTCCACCGGCACCCGGCGCACGTCGCTCGCGGGATGCTCGCGATCGAACGCCGCCAGCGCCTGCGCGGTGTCGACGGCGCGCGACTCCAGCGTCGGGAGCTGCGACTCCAGCCGCTCGATCTTCGCCCTGGCATGGTCGATGTCCGACGCTGCCTGAGCCCTCGCCCGGCGCGCGTCGTCGGCGGCGATGTAGACCTTCCCGCGGGCCGCGAGTCGAGCGTCATCAGCACGCTGGTTCGTTCCCTCACAGAAGGTGGCGAAGCGCGATACCGCGGGGTAGCGGCTGTGCTGGCGGAAGCAGCCGTCGGTGCGGACGGCTACAGGGTCGCCGCAGACGTGGCAGGGGACGCGGGCGCTCATCGCGCCCACACGATCCGCACGACGGGCACGACCGCATCTCCGTCGTCGGGCTCGTCGAGCGACCCGTCGCAGCACGTCGTGGCGTAGGCCAGCACCGCCTCTGCGAAGGGCAGGCTGTGGTCGGGTCCGCTGATCACCATGGGCGTGTCGTCAGGCACGTTGGCGAT